ATGATTTTTGTCTCACCACAATTTCTCCAAATGTTCCATAATAATGCCCACATTTCAGCAGTCCAATATTGAATTTGTCCATTACCAATTGGAAATCTTTTTTGAAAATCAAATAACTTATCGTATAATATAATTGAATCAATGTAGACCTTATTCCAAAATTCAAAGTCAGTATTTTTGATGATGTATTGTCCCCCTCCAGAACTTTCCTGATATTTTTTAACACAACTTAATTCAACACCAATAACATCACACATCTCCTGAATTAATTGTTCAGGTTCCAAATCTTTATATTGTTGTTCGTGTCGGTCAGCAACCGTTTTAATATACTCATATCCAATGTATCCTTTGGTATCCGACAGATAAGTTATCTCATCATCAACATACTCTGAATAGTCAGGTAATTCTCTAAAGATGATATCTGCGTCGTGCAAAAAGAAAACTTTTCCAAGTTCAGGAAATTCTTCAATCCATTTACTAATTAGATATGGTTTAATACTCGGAATATAATGTTTCTTAAATCTATCATCCTTATAGAAATGAACATTATATCCATAATTTCTTAATTCCAAAGCACCTTCAGATGGTTCTTTTTGACCATTACATAACCCATAAATTATGTGAATATTTTCAGGTTTAATTCCCTTACTTACGAAATTATGACCATAGATTTTTGCCTGCCAGTGAAAATACGGAACATCAGGCTGTGCTGTAACATAAATTAACTCCATAGTAAAAAATAATAATTAAATTGTCAAATTTGTATATAAAAAAAAACCACCTATTATGTAGGTGGTTTTTAAGATTATTCTTATTTTATTAGTTAGTAGTAATCCTACCGTTAAATCCTGTTGGGTAGTTGAATGATGAGTTATAATTATCCCTAACAGTAATTGCCGCCCCTGTAGGTGCTGCGTTCCCTGAACCATTAACACTCGCAAATCCTCTTGAACCATCCATTTGAAATAAATTTAATGCTCCAATAAATGTTGGTCCGGCACCTCCAGTCCAAACAAACATATTGTTTATTTGTGTGGTATTTAATCCTGAACCTTCAGTGTATAATATAAGCCAAGCAACCCCCTGACCATTGGCTAAAACTAATGGTTGGGTTGCAACAGTCGCGTCAAAATCAATTGAATTTCCAGCACTACTGATAATTAATTGACCCATATTTTGCATAGGTGAAAATCCTGAAACATCACCATAAACTGTATTATTACCACCAATTATTAATTGTGCTAAAGAGGTTATTCCTGTAAATACTGATAGATTACCTGTTATTGTATTACCACTGTTAGTCACCGTCATAGCTGTTGGGGTCAGTGTGTTACCTTTTTGGAATATATTGAATGATGTTGTGGTTAATGATGGGTTCATTGTTCCTAAATCCCCGCTGATTGTATTATTTCCAGTTATCATAAACCTGTTTGATGGTACAACTAAATTTGAAAGTGGTCCTGATATGGTATTATTACCCGCAATTAATAAACTATGCATTCTACCTGAAACATTATTAGAAGTACCAGATAATGTTCCACTTATAGTATTAGCACCTCCAATTAAAACCCTACTTTGGTATGGTTTTAAAGTTAAATTACCGGTGATAGTATTACCAGTGGTAATGTATGTCATATTATACGTGGATGCGTTAAATTTACCATTAAAAATGGCAATTGAGTTAATGTCCGGTAAATCACTAAAATTACCCGATATAGTATTATTACCACCTATAATTATTTGGCCAGTATTTGGTATAGCTGTATAATCTTGGTTAACAAATCCTGTAATATTTCCAGTTAAAGTATTATTACCTCTAATATTTAAAGACCTCAAACTTGTTGGTAAATTGCTAACATTTCCACTAACCGTGTTTAAGTCTCTAATCGTAGGTAAAGAACCTCCCGAAAGAGGTATTTCACACATTTCGTATCCAAAATCAGTATAGAGTAAAGTAGTCATGGATAATGTCTTAATAGTATTTGGTAGATTATTTACATCTCCATAATAAGTTCCACCTGCAAGTGATAACGTTTGTAAGTTAGTACATGCTGAAAATTCGGCAATATCTCCAGTTATCCATGTATTCCAGTCATTAGCATTTATTTCTTGAGCATTAACCATTTTACCAAGTTCCGCCGTTGTTGCCGATATTGTCCCAGTATTATTTAATAAATCATAACAGTCATTATAAGGTCGATACAACGCTCGACGGGCAGGACTTACAAATCTAGATTGACCAATATCAACTGAGAAATTCCCTATAAAACTAGTTATAACTCCAGGTGTTAATGTTTGAGCACTGATAGTAACTGTTTTGGTTCCCGCAGTGAAAGAACCTGTATAAGTATGCATTGCAAACTGATTAGTATTTGTAGGTGTAAATGCAGTTACGTTTCCATCCCCCCAATCAATTGACATAGGAAGTATCGAAGTTGAAAAGAAAGAGATTCCAAAATAACCATTTCCTGCAAAATCAAACTGAGCCGTTTCATATAATGTCGCCCCACTTGATTGTGTTGGAGTTGGTGTTGGGAAATTAGAAGGAGTTGGTGTCTGTGATGGAGGTACTGGTCCTACCCATTCACCATCAATTTCTTCACATATCAATGTAGGAACGTCTTCACTCCAAGTTAAATTGGTTCCGTCTACTAATCCTTGAGCACAAATATAAAACCCAGCACTATCACCTGCTTGGGTTGTGTAACTATCCGAATTACCATAACAATCCGTATAATTAAGAACAGCACCAGCCGTCCATCCATCGGTTGGAGTAACAAACCAATAGTAACAAGTGGCTTCAAATGTCGCAGTTGGTGTTGGTAAAACACTACAAGTGTCTTGTTGAACAACAAGACATCCGTTATCTGATTGAGCACTTAACGATATCTGATTATACCCATCAAATGTTGACGGTAATGGTACAACATAGGGAAATACAGAAATATCAGTTATTTGTGTTGGGTGCGTATAACAATAATCATTTGATGGGTAAGTACAAATTGTTAATGTTGCGGGTGGCCCTGAGTAAGATGATATCCAAATATATGGCATTTTATTTTATTTTTTATTTTTTATTTTTTTATTCTATTAACACATTACAGCATTTGTTATATAACCACCACTATCAACTTGTATTGCAATTGTTACTGGTGTATATCCATAAACGGTATACTTACAATTTGAAACTGAAATCCAATTATTTCCACCATTAACAACGTTTTGTGTTTGGGCGTCTTGGAATCTGAATGGAATTGTCCCAAAGTTATTAACAATATAATCCAACGTATTTGATTGAGGTGCCGGATTAATCAAATAACTCTTTTGGACTGAATAATCACTACAAGAAGTCGCACTAGTTGCAGCACTGACAGTACTCACACCAGCAACCATCATATAAGTATTTGCTCCAGGTGCAGGTAATTTTATGAAACTTATTGCAGTATCACTTGGAGTCGGAAATAAAGGAACTGGTGGATTTACATATAAGTCAAAAGGTCCTTGTACAGGTATAAGTGTTGCTCCTTGTGTTGTGGCAGTTATTGAGAAGTTAATATATTCAAATCCAAAAGTACCTGAAATAAGTTTATACTCTAAAACATTATATCCTGACGAATCTAAGTTTGAACTGAATCCGCTAGTAGTTCCTAATGGGTAATTAGTCCAAGTAGCAGCATTTCCATCATAAATACTAAATTGCGCATTTGGTATGTCAGTTCCTATTGGGAATGGCCATTCGAATTGAATATCAACGGTATCATTTGGACTTCCAATTATTACTATTTGTTCGATAGATGAAGCTGTTGATGCGGTTGATATAAACCCTGCTGAGCTATAAACATTTGCAACTCCATTATATTTAAATTGAACTGTTAATGGTGTCTCGTTGTTTTCACAATCAAAGCAAGAACCAAACTCATTCAAAGTTGTTATTTCAGGATAAGCGGGCTGTCCATCTAATCTATATCCAGTATATTCCCAACATCCTTCAAAATCTTGTAGAGTATATATTGAACCTTCAGTAATATCTGTTGGTTCGGTAAAGGTATAAATTTTACTTCCAGATAAGATATTTGTTAAATAAGCATTTAGGTCATTTTCAACTAATGATTGTGTAAATCCTGTAATAGTCGCATCAACCGCCCAACCGAAGTTTTTCAATCCAGGTCCTACCTGATATTGTAAGGGTAAATTTTGATAAGCACTTGTGCCCGAAAATACTGTAAATTTATTAAAATAACTAAGTGGAGTAAAATCAAAATACTGACCATTAGTCGTCGCTGAATATGCATTATACCTTTGATTTGGGTATGGCCATTGTGTTCCAGTAGTATCAAACAACCCTTCACAATATTTTGATTGGAAGTAAGAAGGTGCATATGGTATTTCCGCCTCAAGTAGTTCAATTGCCTGATATAATGTACCATATCCTTGCGCTTGATAAATAGGACCAAAAGAACTTGCCGCTGTAACTACTTGTGTTGGTACGGGGAAAAGAAAAACGTTTGCAAATCCATTTAAATTAATATTAACATCTTCCCAAACTTTTAACCAAGATTCATAATCTCTTTGGATAGAGGAACCTGAATATGAGCCTGACGAGTATCCACCAAAAGCAGGACAAAAATTAGGAACTCTAATAACAGGTTGTGGGTTATTTGGATTCAAAACGGTAGGGGGAATGTTGTTAATAGCCACAAACGAAGCATTAGCACCTTGGTTAAATTCGAAATATGGTTGTATAAAATTTGTTCCTCCACTAGTTGCAGTTTGTGACAAACATCCACCATAACTAGGTCCTGTCCTCTCCACACAAGATTCATTCAAAACAATTATTGATATATAATTTGTATCTTGACTGCCTATGTTTGCAAGTTGACATCCTGCCAATGTGTAGTTACTATGATTAAATGGAACCCCTTTACTATATCCAAGAGTGTTTGGTAATGGATTTCCTGTTGCCAAATCTTGACCTAACGCCATTCTCCTTACAACTTGGCTACTAGCCACATTACCATTACTACCATCAGAATACGTAACACTACCCATTTCAATTCTAACGTTTGTTGAGTCTGATAATGTTCCGCCTGTTGTAGACCCTAAATAAGGATAACATGGCCAATTGACATATCTCTCGTTAACTACAGGTATTTCATATAAATTTCCAGTATAACCACTATTTTGTACTAGATTATAATACCAAGTCCTTATAGCGGTAGATGCTCCACTTAATGTTTCTATAGCAGGTCCTATTACCGCAACTCCATCGGGATATGAAGTCGATGTATCATAATATACATATATATTTTTATCAAGTTGTAGACCACAAGATTCAAATCCCCAAGTTCCGGGAGGGTCAATACCACAAAGTACTAATTGTGGAACTGTAAATAAAGTAGTACTAGCCGATAATTGAATATAACAATATTGGTCATAATCAAAACTAGTTGGTAATGTATACCAAGCGGGTAGAGAAGTTGTTGGGGTTATTTGACCAACATTATAACAAGTCCCAATTGTAGGTCCTGGCAAGTTAGCCTCACAAGCAATTATATCTGATGCAACTGTACCCGTATAATTTGTAATTAGTATTTGTGCCATAGTAAAATGTTCTTTTTATGTAATAAATATATTGATTCAAGTATTTTTGTAACTAGTTTAATAATAGATTATTTTTTTGTTGGGGTTGGTGTTTTAGTTTTTGTAGGCGTGGGTGTCGGTGTCGAATTACAGAATCCTCCAGTACAAGTACCTACTTTGTTATAAAATACTCTAAATGGAGGTGTTGGTGGTTTAAATCCTTTAGCACAGAAGTTAGCACTTTTTGTTAATCCAGGAACATTTAATACCACCTCTCTGTCTATACAATCAATATAATTAATGGAGATAGGTGTTGGGTTAGTGTTATCAACATTATAACACTCACAGGCCGCTTGGGTTGGTGTTATTGTTGGAGTAACAGTTGGTGTTTTTGTAACTGTAGGTGTTGGTGTTTTGGTTTTAGTAGGTGTCGGAGTCTGAGTTTTAGTATTAGTAGGTGAAGGTAAAATAATGGTTGTTTTAGTTGGTGTAGGTGTGAGTGTTGGTGTTTTTGTAACTGTAGGTGTAGGTGTTTTAGTTTTTGTAACTGTAGGTGTAGGTGTTTTAGTTTTTGTAACTGTAGGAGTTGGTGTAACAGTCATTGTATTTGTTGGTGTTGGCGTGTTACTACAATAATCAGGAGCCTTATAGGTATATAATGCACTGCAACTCACGTCGCTAAATGTTACATATATAGAACAATACTGCCCATCTGCAGGTATATCTAAGAACGATATATTATAATCAGTACTAAATGGTGGATAATATACTATTTGAGTTCTTGTACATCCGTTAGCAATTGTTAAAGTTCCAGTTGCAGGTGGATTAGTGATATGAACAACATTTGTACCTGAAATATAATAAGTTGACGTTAATGGATTACACGCCGATGGACTAATACTATCTATTGTTATAGAACAAGGAGTCGCATCACTTGGTGATGGAGTATTTGTAGGTGTTGTAGTTATAGTATTTGTGGGAGTTACAGTCGGTGTAATACTATTTGTTGGAGTCCAAGTAGGTTGTGGTGTCAGTGTTGGAGTAACACTGACTTGTGGTGAAGGTACAGGAATTAAACCTGACGTTTCTGTTGGTGTTGGACTTGGTGTTGGTGTAATTTGAATAACTTGGTCACAAGTTACATTCATTAATATTCTAACCGATATTTTAACCGCATCGGATGGTAATAATGGATTATCACACAAACTATTGATTACAATTCTTCCACTTTCATAATCCACAATTAAACTACCAAATACCCCCAAACTATTTAAATAGTTTTGAACAAGTTGAGCATATTGTAAATTTGTTGGTACGTCGGTTAAAGATTCTGACGTATATAAATCAATCGTTGTCGCAGTCGTCCCAACTTCTATATCAACATAAAAGTATGCTAAGTCCATCACACAATTTATTTGTCCGTCAGTCAATTCAACAAATGTTTGATTTAACATTTGTAAAAATCCAACCGTATCATCATTACCACAAACAAAATTACCGCTACCAAAATTATAACTATATGGAGTCACTTCTCGTAATTCACATTTGATAGTTGCAGTCTTTCTTGTAAAACATCCTTGGGAATCAGTAACTGTTAATGCATAATTTCCATTATCCAAATTATATACCGCAAATCCTGTTTGACCTGAAACATTACCTTCCCAATTTAAAGTATATGGTGGAGTTCCACTATTAATAAACGCAGTTAAAGTTCCTTTAGGTAAACATCCTGAATCCAACAAGTTAAAATCAACTCCGTTAGAACCACCAACTGTAAAGTTTTTAGTAATAGAACAACCTGAATTGTTTGTAAGTGTAACACCATAAGTTCCTTGTGGGACACCTTGTAATGTATAATCAGTTGTTAAATTTCTAATAGTCGCACCATTAGATAATGTTAAAGTAAATGTTTGACCAGTTACAGTTGTGGTAATATCTACAAGACACGTTCCATTATTTATACCACAAGTTGTATTGGTCGGTATTAGTTCAAAATCAAAACCTAAATCTTGAGATAATGTAATTGTGTCGGTATAAGTACAGGCTGACGTTGAGTCAATTATACTAATTGTGTATGTACCTGCCGTTAAACTACCAAAAGTAATTGTTGAATTTGCAGGTAGATTAGATTGGGTTGAAATGAACCCATTAGTATTAGTACAAGACGCAGATATGGGCGCTCCTCCACCATTAATAGTTGTTGATATATATCCACTATTATTTGAACAGTCCCTAAACCCATTTGTTGATGATATTATACCGAATGAGTTTGCAGTTTGTAGATTGAAAGTTTGAGAAACATTACAACTACTACTAACCCCCGTAAAACTAAAAGCCCCTGAACCTAATCCCGTAAAGGTAACTGTTCTTCCGCTAGTATATGTATCCCCATTTGAAGTATAGTAAGTAATAGGTAAAGAACCTCCCGATAACTCAATTGAAACAATTCCATCGTTTACAAAACAAGACGGATTTGTAAAAGAAAATTCACCAATACCCAATCTATCATCTAAACCAACTATAACACTTTCAGTAACTTCACATCCCGAACCGTCAGTAACCGTTACAATAAATGTATCATTTGTTAATGCTGTTAAATGGTAATCATTAAGTTGTAATCCAACATTGGTAGACCAAGTAACTGTGACTGGAGGTGTTTCATTATATAATGTTAAATAAATCTCCCCGTTTGGTCTTAAAGCACAGGGTGAGTTATTGACAACATCAGTATTAATAGATAAACTACCATACGAACTATCAATAACCATAGTTCCAGTATTAGCACTACAACCTCCCCCATCTTCAATAATTACATAATACGCATTAGGCGATAAACCAGATATCGTATATGGATTATCGTTAGTAGTTACCACAGATAATAAAGTGTCATCAACATCGTATAAACTAAATGTATTTGGTCCACCTAAATTTGGCGCTAAGGTAATTTCAATTTCCCCATTATTTAATCCACAAGTACTGTCTGTAGCAATAGTATTTGCGGAAATACCTGAAGAAATATAGAAATTAATTGTTGCACTATTGTTTACAGGTGTAGCATAATCGGTAACCAAAATAGTATAAGTACCGGCCGTTAATCCTGTAAAATTATATGCTTCTCTAACTAATATCACAGAATCTCCAACATATGGAGATGTAATTTGAGCCGTGAATGGACCTGAACCCTGTAAAATGTTTAAGGTCGCAGCACCACTATTACATAAAATGTCACCACCGCAACATCCTGTTAAACTACTAATTGTTATACTAATTAAATTTTCAGCCATTAACTACAACTTATACTAAAATCTACGTTTAATTTTATTTCAATATCACTACTTCCAAGTAATGCATTAAATCCTAAATATTTAATCAAAACATTACTGTCAATTATCTCAAAAGTATAACCATAACTACTTAAATTCGGTAAATATTGATTCAAAGCATTTGTCCAATCAGAGTTTGCTGGAGCATCAAATGGTCCATTACCATTATAAATTATACTTGAGATTACTTCAGTTCCATTTAATACAACAACCATTCTCCATGTCGTCGATACTGAGTTTTGATTACAAGTATACCCTTCAGATATTTTACCAGAAACATAATTAAAGATTATTTCATTTAACAATGATTGGAAACTTGTATATGAAGTAGTTCCATTTAACCAAGGAAATATTGGGAATGTTACAACTCCTTGACATGCTCCGTGTAAAAATAAATCACCGTCAATAATACAAGGCTTACAAAGAGCTGGTGGTATAAATGAACTACAACTTCTTGGTATTTTATATGTATGTTTCTGTCTTTGTAATGGAGCATTATTATATTTTATACCTGTATTCCATATTGTTGAAGATGGGATTAATTGTTCCGCTAATTTTGGCCAATACGTCCCCAAATTTTTAACGTAGTCAATAAGTTTTTGATATGTAAAATTATCGTTTGGTATCCCCACTTGACTAGCCGATTCCAAATATCTCCAATAAATCAAAGACACATCATCATATCCACTTGATACTTGTCTATTAGCAACATTAACTTTGTTTTGCCAAAATGAATTAGCAAATTCAAAGAATGTTTGTTTGTTAGGCGGAACATTAGTCGTAGTCATTAATGCTTTACCATAAACCTGTTGAGTTGTTGGTGTGTTAGGAATAGGATACCCATATTTAGAGGACATATTCCATACATCAAAAACAAGTCCTGCAGCAGGATTCATAAATAAATCAATATTTTTAACGTTCAATACTAATCTTTCGTCATCAGCATAATAAAACGCATTAAATCCTCCTTCGTTTGAAATTCTTGACTTATCTCTAAAAGACCAGCTCTTTTTATTATCACTAATCTTTTTAAGTTTAAATCCTAAATCCATATATGGGAAATTTCTAAATCTATCAAGATATTGTTGACCATATGTAAATTTCTTAAAGTCAGTCTGTACATTAGTGTTTTGACCTGTAAATACAGATTGTGTTTCACTAACATCCTGATTACTTTGGTGTGGTGGTGTTAATTCATACCAACCCGCACCTAATTGGAAGAAGAATGAACTACTATTTGGAGGTGTTTTTGGATAACCTTCATTATCAATTGGGTAGTCCCCCTCTAACACATCTACAGTAACCACATTAGTAGTAGCACTATACCCTGAGAATGTTTGCCCAAAGATTGAAAATGTGTCATTTGGATTAAACACAATAGTTTCTTCTAACTTTGTTCCTCCTGAAATTTTAGCCCACTCTGTGTTAAAATCACGCATGTTGATTTTTTGGTCGGCTAAATAAATTGTTTCGTTAAACTCAATCAACGCTTCAGGAGCTCCAACCAATCTCAATAAGAATTCTAATGCTCTTCTAGTTCCTTTTGACTTGAACAAGTAAGCCGAATTCAATATTAAATTCTTATAGAACTGATAATTAATCTCACTTGGTGTCAAACTTCTTGACATACCGGGATATGGAGATTTTGTATCATTACCAAAAACAGATTTTAAAAAATCTTCTTCAGTAATAGGAGAAACGTTAATATTCCAACCTAATGTTTGCGATAGATTTTTTAATAACTCCGATGGAATATCATTCTTTGTGTTATAATTTACAGAATTCATATAAGCCAATGCGTCTATGAATTTCTTAACTTCGTCAAAACTTCTACCATAGATGTTTAAAACTTTTTCAACCCTTTGGTCTGAAGTATCAAATTCTTTAAATGAGTCGGTAACTAAAAATCTTGATATTAGGTTTGTTTTTGACGCATCAAAACTTGTGGCAATTTGATTAAGTTTTGTTATATATGAGGTAAAATTGTTTGTTGATATATCTAAATTCCATACTCCCGATAAAGGCCAAGTTACTGATTCAGTTCCAACATATGTTGTTCCATCATCATTTTGTTTTGGGACTTGGAATATTGCAGTGTATTTTGGAGTAACTAATCGATTTAAAAGGTATTTTTCAATCTCATCAAATGGTTGTGTAAATGCAACCTCAGTATAATAATCATTTGGTTTAATTATTAACACTTCATAAGAATTTAAATCTCCTGAAAATGGTTTACCAGCAACTGTTAAATTCAAATATCCTGTAGTAAAACTATTTGTAGGGGTCATATTCAATATTGGATATTGAACATCTCTTACATAAACCGCATACTTACTATATTCTAAAGTCATGTTTCTCAAATATGAAACTTCAAATTCTTTTGTTGCGATGTTTCTTGTTGAGTTAACGGTATAATCAACCTCAAATGGATTAGATGACTTTTCTAATGGTACACTAAATGTTGTTGTGTCTTCCTCAATATCGTATTCAATATTAACAGCAGTATACCCTGAAACGAAATTTCCACCCAAAGCGTAAACTTCAACCGCCGCAGGAAAGTAATTTAAGATTTGAGTAATAGAAGCCGCAATTCTTTTAGTTAAAGGCCCGTAAGTTGAGAATTTGGTCACATTTGAAAGGTCAAAATTTGGATATACTCCAAATTCTTTTGCAACAATCTTTTTAGTTTCCGCAACCGATTCAATCTGTAAATTATCTAGTGTGATTGGTGCGGAAAATGCCCCAATAGAAAAAGTTCTATTAACTTTCTCACTTAAACTTGAGGTGAACTCAAAATTACCCTGTGTTAATCCCCCTCCGTCTACAACTTGGAACCCAACAATATTGTCTGAAAACGTTCCGGCTCCGCTAGATGGTCTCGGTGGATATCTATATAACTTTCTCGCCATTACTGAACTATATTGTTAAAGTTTTTACTAAAGTCAATGTTATTATTTCTATCTTGTCTAACTTCAAATAGAAGTTTGTTGTATTGGTCACGAACTTCAAACAAGTTATATTGTTTGTAGATGTTATTACCACTATCATACATAGTGTAAATTCCATCATCAATAGATTTAGTCTGATTACCAAACAATGCGATAGCTAATGTTGACGCATCGTGTTCAACCATTTCAACCTCAACTGACGTTGGGTTAAAGAATGTATTTGTAATCACAATGTTTTGACCAGGTTGTCCTATAAAAGGAGTTGCGTTAGGTTTTGATGTTGGTGCCGATGACGGAGATAAAGTACAAAACATCAAATTAGTTTTTGAGTCTGTATATCTATATCTTGTCGCTTTCTGAACTGAGTTAACCAAATTTTCAGTTACCGCCTCACAATAAAAATTTGAAGTAATTAATCTAAAGAAATTGGGTATCTTTGCACCTGAATCTCTCAAATATTCAACTCTATATCCTACCAATTCTTGTGGGACAAATTTATTTTGAAATTCAGTTGGGACATTACTAATATCAATAACAATACCTTTGATGTTTGGTAATGAGGTCAATACTCCACAATCTGTAATAGTTGTCCTAATTTGGGCAGGTCTTACATATAAAGTATAAATTCCTAATTTATTAAATTCGGACGCTGGTAAAGTTAGATTATATAACCCACCTAAAATCTCAATATTGGCATTACCACCGGTATCACCATTATTAAAATAAGGTCTGATGATAGTTCTCGCATCTAATTTCTTTAAGATGAAGTTACTTGTAACGTCTCTTGACGGAGTGTAATTCAAAATTACCTCAATATCGTCGGGTGAAACATCTGCCGGTCTAATTGTTCCATAAGAACCTACTGCCATTTTTAATTAAATTTAAAAAATTTATATCCATATTTTTCCAAGTCACCAAGACTATCCACCTCATTCAACCTTTCAAGTTTCTCAAGACCCGAATTTTTTCCTCTATCAATAAATACACTCGTTTGTATTTCAGGCTCAAATGCAACGTTAATTAATTCTTCTTCTTTTGTAATTGGTTCCTGAACCATCCAAGCTTCAATTAATCCAAAAGATTCAAATACTTGAATGGTTGTTTCATCTGCAAAATCCACATAACTACTATTCTGTATAGTATATGCTGTATAATTTTCGTTGATTTCTGTTATTTGTCCGAATGGTTCCCCGTTTTGAATAATTAATGTCTGTTTATATTTTTGTGGTCCGTAACTTCTTAATTCCGATAACCTTGATGCCGTTTGAGCGGTAATTAAAAATGGAGTATCAATATAATTGTTACTTGTCTGAGCACTTACTAAATTTACAGCATCTCCTGTAAAAATGTAGTCATAAGACACAGAAGTATTCGCCCAATTTCCATTCATAGGACTGAAATATGCAGTTCCGTTTGGATTATCCACTGTAACACCTGTAAATGGTAACTGAATATACTTAATAACCGAGGTAATCCCCCAAGGACTTGTCTGAATTAAATTCAACATATATGTTACAGGAAATCCCGGATTACCATATGTATGACTTAAACTTTCTGAAGCAAATATGTTAATATCCTCAACATATCCATCACCCCAATCAAGTTGGAATGTTGATTGTTGAACAAAATTTGAAAAGTTATTCGATGTATTATAAACTATAACCGTATATGGATTTGCTGAACTTGCTGAAAATATAAAATTACATACCGTATCTTTCTGATGTATTGCTCCGTCAAATACACTATAGATTCCATAATCTACAGCACTCTCCAATAACAAAATTGGAACAGATAAGTCCGTTAGAGTTGATGTCCCATTTGTTCCGCCACTTAACAACTGAGTCATTGACGAATAAACTGTTGCCTCTCCATAATCAACTACTGTGGTTGTTGTCGCAGTAACATCACAACAAGGGTCAACATCCAACTCATTTGCAGTTGTCCCTGATGGATATTGAACAGTGAATATCTTATTCAATATAACTTCAGGTGAAATCTTAAAATAATATTTGTTTTGATTGTCCATTATGGGTTAACATATTCATACCAAGTTATCGGAGTTGTTTCACCAACCCTCACGTCATCCAAAGTGAAAACTTTATAAGTTAAAGCATCGTAATCTAATACGACTTTATAATAAAAATAATCAGATGGATTAAAATTTGAATTTCCACTACCTATAGAATTTTGAGGGGTGTTCATAAACTTAACAAAAATCCCAAGTTTGGCATCAAAAAATTTAGCACTCATATAAAAAGTGGAAATATCTAAGTATTGTCGACTTCTTAACCAATAAATAAAAAATCCTTCCTTGTCACCTAAAAAATCTAATTTGTATTTTGGGATTTTAACATTAACATTATTTACACCGACTGTTGCAGATTCCGTCTCACCTTGTGTCGTTGGTAGAATTATTGTTATATAGTTTATTTGGTTAGTGTCTTGTGTAGTGTTATAAAAATCTAATTTAAAAAATGAATTTCTAAACGGATTTGAGAAGTAATAGATTTGTTGAGGTGTAAACCCTTCACTTACGTATGAATTCACATATGCAATATTACTTGGTGTAGAACCTGATGGGGTGAAAAAGAACTGATAATTGATGTCTGTTTTTTGACTCTCGTCGTGTTGAGCGTGAGAAAACCTTGAGACTTCAAAGTCTTCATTTGGATTAATGACCCTTTTAACAATTTCATCGTCATACCTGTCAATATTATTTAACTGGTCTAAATAATCCCCATTAGTTTCAATAGGAACTACAAGTTCTCTATCATTATCATTTACTAATATTTTAAACTTATTCGCAATCATCTATTGTTGGTAATGGAATTCCATTTACATATTCGTTTATGTTATTTTCAGGATATATTTTAAAATCTACGTTTTGTAATGGGTAGTGAGCATCGTTCATATATGGATAATTAACCCCATTACCATTAGAATCAATGTATCCATATGGATAAATTTCTCTCCATCTTAAAAGTCCAAGACTTTCAGAATAAAATGCGTAAGATGGTACATTTAAAATATTCAAAGAACTACTATCTTCAATATAATCAGTAAACACTCTTATTTTAACACCATTGTGGGGTTTATAATAATAACCATTTCTGTTTGTTGACGCACTAAATGTTATATCAAATAACAAATTATTAAATTCAAACTTATGGTAAAAATCCGATATAACTGTTTCTTCTTGCAAATAACTATTATATTCGCAAAAATCACCATCCATAGTATCTCCACTTATTAAATCTTGATTATAATAAAACTCATAATTTTCATTATTAAAAGTTTTACTATAACTTTCAGTGGGTAAATTAGTATCATTTAATAAATTATTATCGTCCCACCATTGCCCTGAATTAAAAGATATATTAAACTTATGCCCTTGTTTAAGTGCAGAGTTTGTTGTCGTATTAGGTCTTGGCCTATTAAACCAACCAAAGTATCCTCTATTAAGAACAGTTAAGTATAATTCACTTAATGGACGATTTAAATTATCAGTATACCCTGAAACAATAATATCTTTAGCAAAAGTTATATTAAAATTTTGTGTCCCATCTTGTTCTACAACTCTTGAAACGTAATTTGGCGTTAAAGCACTGGTTAAAAATTTCTTTTTACTAAAGAACCCATTTTGAGAAAACGCAGCTTTTAATGGAATAGCATCTTTTTGATTGGTTATAATTTTGTGTCTTCTAACATAATATATTGATTTCGTATCTTCAGGATTTGTAATATCAACAACTTTTTTAAATAACCCAATTGATGAATTAGCGAAAAATGAAGTTTCATAACCTATATCCTGAATGTTAAATATAAACTCATCACTTCCATAGGTTTCAGTACCTAACATATCAATTTGAAAATACTTGTTCCCATTAATTCCGTCCCATCCTCCCTGAAATTCAATCTCAACATAATCACCCTTTAATAAATTATGTTTCATCGGACATCTGAATGCGATGAAAATTCTACCATTCATCGCCTGTCTTGATATAATAAATGGAATACCTTCAGAACAAGTCCAAGTTATTGAATTAGTTGGTGAAAAATAATGTTGGAATGTTTTACCTGAATTATTTTCAAATGCATAACTCATATAATACGTCCAATTATAGGTCAATGCCGATTGTGTCGCAAAATCAATATGAACACTATCAACATCGTTTCTATAAAAATTAAACTCCTTATATGGTGGGTAACCATACCAAGTACCAGGATGTGAACCACCAACTATAGAATTTTCAGCATCAGTATAAACCAAATCGTTTAAGAATGGTCCATAACTTGTCCCATTTATATTTGTTGTTCCCGTATAAGCATTATAGAATACTACTTTAGTGAAAAATGATGGTCTAAAAATAGGACAAGCTTGTCTTTCTTCATTATATAATTCGGGTAAATTAATAATAGCAGACCTATCATACTCCTCCAATTCTTGGACCTTACCATCTAAAAATGGTGTCATTCTCATATTACGATTTGGGCTCGTAGCATATTTTGCAGAACCTAATAATATTTCTATGTTCTCATAACCACCCATTATAAATCAGTATCATTTATGTATTTAGTTTTAAACTTGTCATAAGCACTCGCACCTTTATTTAAACCAAAATAAAAGAAAAATGGATTATTAATTTGTCTCTTATCTTGGAACCCGCTTGGTATCGCGTCGGTAGCATTACCATTAGCATCTACATTATAAATAAACCCTTTCCAATATTTTGAATTGGTTGACCCAACAATTATTGGATGAGATGCCGGTGAGATTCTATCAATAGATTGGTATTTGTACTTAAAGAATCCACTTTCATTAGTATCCCAATTATTATTTTGATTACCAAATATAGTATTTGAATTAGTAGTTTTGATGTCCCACTCATAAAATGGAACTTCCTGTGAAAATGTACTGATATACCCAAAATCAGATGGTAGAGGAGCAGTTGAAGCGTTCTCATTCCATATCTTTCTTCTTGGTGTAATATAGTCCCTGTCTTGATTATTACCTGAGAAGAATATTTCAAAATAAGCATATTCTGAATTGTCTCTCTTAACTTTAAATGATGTGTTAACATCATACCCTTCAGGTGAAAACTCAGCAATTCCAAATTCTGAATTTATTGCCGACATTTGTGAATAGTCCCCATCTATTGTTCCAGGGAATAGGATATTACCACTTGGGTTCCATCTTTTATTTTTAAAAAATCCTGCAATTGATGGGTCTGAACCATCTCCAATTCCAGGTAAAAATAAACTAATGAAGTTTTCATTAACAAACCTACTCAAAATCATCACGTTAAGTAAGTCAGATACGTTTTTAAATGATGTTGCGTCCAATTTATCTACAATATATCCATCATAATCATCACTGAATACTATTTCTTGTAAATAAGACACTTTAGGCCCTAAATCCATCATAGTGGTTGGGAATCCTAATTGTTTAACATTTCCGTTTCCATTTGCTCTTTCATTAGTATCCCTACCAATAAATTTATTGTTGTTATCATTGTATGGTGAACTTCTATAATAGAAATTATTTGTTGGGTCGTGGAAATACAATAACTCCTTACAATAATTGTAAGTGGGTTTGTTTTGAGCATCAAAAAATGTATTCATTTGGAATGGGAATGCGTATAATGTTCCGTTAATCCAAGCGTTTCCAAATGTATGTGAAAATACGTCAAAACAAAGTGCCATGTTCAATTTAAGACGTTGTATAAATTCAACTATTAATTTAAAATCTTTAACAATTGATATAATTGGGAATGAAACTAAACTATAACATCCATATCCATAATTAAACCAAGACCTAAACCCTCCCAAACTATAATCTTTACCACAACAAGTTCCATCACTATCATCACAAGGTTTAATTGATACTGTATTATCTGGATTAACTATGTAACATTCTAAAGGAACTGCTTTACTACAATCAGATAATGATTCAATAACATTAGCGTACTCTGTTGGAGTGTCACCTGTTTCAATTTCAGTAAATGTGTAAACCTCAGGAGCACTTCCTAAACCAGTTGCGGCTCCGCTTTCATCAAATAAATAAATAGTAAAGTTAGGATTTTGGTAAAGTAGACGAACTCCATCACCTGTAGTATTTCCTGTCGGCACCTGAGTTGATGATGGTAATCTATCAGTCCTCATAACCAATTTTGTTGGATTAGACATATTAACAGATGTAGTATTAGGATAAATGTTTGTTGAATATGACGTAGAAACCGCAACCTCTGTTAAAACTGTTTGGCTACAGTAAACCTGTGTATTAGAAGCCGATATGTAAGCGTTACAAGAACTGCCCCCCTCAATATATTCTCCAGAAGCATATCCATATAGACTATTATTACCATTAGTAAATCTCCAACCAGTTTTTATGTTATAGAAGGTATTACAGTCACAATCAGTGGTACTATTAATTAAGTTTGAACTTGACTGAACTGCGGTTAATAATCCCCCACTTTCAGTTACGGGACCTCCCGAACCACTTGAACCTAATCTTGAATAATATCTTAATAAATTACTAGTGTACCCTGTAAATGTGCTTTGGACATTCATTGTACTATTGAAGAATATTGTACCAAAAGTATCTGTTGAACTATTTGTCGCAAATTGGTCGTGTCTTGGTAATCTTAATCCATTATTAGATGCTTGTATTGGTACATTTAATTTATATTCACCAGTTATTGTTAATCCTTGTTGTCCATAATTTGTCCATCCAAAAATTCTTGATAGGTCAATTTCTTGTTGAACTTTGGGGGAATGTGGGTCAACTCCTCTCTGTAAAATTATAATACCTAAACCTTCCTTACCATCCAAATAATATAAAGGTGTTTGTATATTTGAATCGGATGACACATTATATGCGGGGGAAGGGGCTAATGCAATACTTCTCCATAATTGGTTAGTACAATCAATGTCAGCACCAAGATAATCTCCGACTGTCATAAATACCCTCATTTGATTATTAAGATACCTATTTAAAAAATCCGGCTTTGAATTCCTATATAAATAATTACCGTTAATATTAGTACTATTTTCAGTTAATGCAAAGAATGAATTTAACGTTAATCCTGTCAATACTTGGTAAAATTCCATATCCGTAGGATATGCCAAATAATTAGCAGTTTCACTAGTGTAATTTATCGTATATGTCACACTATTACTAACATTTGGGTTTGTAGGTGAAGCATAATTTAATGTCCACTGAGAACCATTTGCAATTGGGGTACCTGTAATTGAATTTGTACCTCCTGTATTCGCAACAGAACTACCCGTTAAATTAGGGTCGCTTGATAATGATGGGTCACTAAATGAAAGTAATTGTCCGGTAGTAAAGGAACCAATTTCACCAGCGTCAACGACTAATATCATTGTGTTATCATAGTGAAATAAATTACCATTACCTGAAATAGTTCTTTTAACTTGATTTCTACCAACACCACCATTTACAGTTGTAGTGTCAAAGTATTTATCTTTTAAATTAAAACAATTTAGTCTTTCTGCAATAGTCAATGAGTTACTAAACAAAACATCAGGATAATCACCATTAGCATTGGTTGCAGGTGTATCAATATGTAAAGTCGTCTCTACAGGTCCTGCCCATATATATGGGTAATCTTCTTGGAAATCTCCTACATTATATGAATCGGGACTATTAAAATCCGCCAATGGGCTTAAATTTATAGTTCCAGTTCTAGTATAATCTTGAACGTTTTGGGATAATCCATCAGCCGTTTCATTACCACTTAAATCAATATCAGAATCTTTACAATCACATCTTTCACACCCATCTTCGGTATATAATAACAAAGGTATTTTAACATTTTTAAACCAATTATCCGCATATTTTACTCGTTTTGGTTTTTCAGGGTTATCATCACAAGGTTTACCAATCCATTTTTTTAATTTACAAATCGCCTTTCTAATACCATAAATCAACAATTGTATTAAAAAGACAAGTTGCATTATTAAGAAAATAACCGGCCATAAAAATGCAAGTAAGTGCATAGGAATTATTATTGCCCTAAGCACAAATTTCATAAGTGTTAAAAAGAAACTTAACAATATAAAAATTGGAACAAATCTATATTGAACATCATTAACAGGTAATTTATTAACTGACTCTTCACAATCATCAGTATTAATATTTTTAATCTGTAATGTATTCCAAGTAAACCTTCTTGATGTATACCTATCCAATAATTGTGATACAGTATAAACTTTGTTATACTTCATAAAGTAAAAGGTATCAACACAATCAATTGCTTCCAATGGGTCATTATAATCATACCAACTTAAACTAAATGCGTATGAACGTTCCAAACTATATTTTGCCAATGGTATTTTTTCAAATACCCAAGTTGCAGTTGCTTGGTCGTCCTCATATGTTGGTGTGATTGCAATTACGTCATTTGAATCTAACACAATGTCAGTTTTATTTCCAACATATGGATTTCCATCTAATTCAACCACATAATCAGTCACATTTGTTTTAGATTTAACACGATACACATAACCCGACTGACCGTTAATATAGATTGTTGGGTCGTTTGTTTCAATTGTAAAAGTTTCAGTATCATATAATAATGGGTCTTCACCACTAGTCGTCCATCCATGTTCTTTAATATTTGGTACTAAAAAATACCCTCGTCTATTTTCTTCTTCAAGACCAGCAGGTTGTTGCCACTTTATCTTAAATCTATATTTACCATTTGTTGGTATCCCTAATTTTGGGTCATCACTTAAAACTCTTTCCCCATTCTCATTAGTATACACATAATCCAAATTCATTGGGACTTCAACTACCCAAGTTCCATCAGCATCAATTAGTTTACCATTCTGTGGTAAATCATATTTTTCTAATATAGGGTATCCATCGTCATCAATATCTATCGTTTGTCTTATCGCAATAATTTGACCAGGTCCTGATGTTAATAAACATAATTGACCTAATTTGGATTTAACTTTACATCTTCTTCTAACTTTTTTAGTAGTCTCTGATGAGAATATAGAACCCATAAAAACCGCAGTGGGTTGAATGGTAATATTACTTGAACTATTACTTAAATCAAAGTCAGTACGAGTAATACCAACTTGACAAGTATCATCTTGTCCCCAAAATGCATTAACCTGAACTATTTTTGTTTCATAAACAATTTGGGGTAATTCATTAAAGTTATTTGATGTTCTAAAAAAACTTCCATTAAATTGATTTTCACTTCCTCTACCAATTCTAATAAGGTCTTGGGGAGTCATTGAAAATTCTCCAATGTCTGACAAGTCAATATTCAATACAACCGTATGTGTTCCAACAGGAACCCCATAAATCATATAATCCCCACTCTCGTTTGTAGTAACAGTATATTTGTAATATTTTTCAAATAATTCAGCGGCAATAGGGTCTTTTAAAACGTCTTCTCTTGTTGGGAATGTTCCTGTTGCAGAGTGTCCAACATATGATGGTGTATATGGTAAGAGGTTATATCTATAACCGTCTTCATTCACATCTTCAAGTGTTCTATAAGGATAGTATGAAGTTAATAAAGGATTATCCTCATCTTCAGGTTTTATTGGAATAAAAACAGAAACTTTAGCTTTAGGTAATCCGTATCCCCCGTTCACAAAAACTCTACCCGCAATAACTCCATAATTTGCACAACCAATAGGATAAACATCTTCTTGTCTAATCTTTAAAGACAATAATTCAATCTCTTCAAAATCTTGATTAATGTTTACCGTTAAGTTTTGGTCTTTGCCAGGTGTAGTCTTAATCCTATATATTTTACTCATCGGATTTTATTTCATAAATAGTTATGACGGCATTTTTCTAAACGCAATCATAGAAATAATAAGTCCGAATAAAATAAAATAAATTAAGAAACTGTAACTGATTGGAAGTTTTTCACCCTTACTCTAATATCTTTGGTCGGGAACCTAACTTGATATACTTGGTTTGGTAATGCGAAAATAGTTCCATCTTGTGGTGCAATCAATTTTGTCGCAGAATCGGCATATGCCATAGAAGTCTGAGATGATGAATATTCCCCTCCTATTTCATTGAATATGTCAATTTGTGTGACGGATATCACTCCATTCTCAGATTGTAAAATTCTATTAATCTCTGATATATTAACATTCTGTCCCAATTCTCTATTAGCAGGACTAAAATAATTAGATATCTTATCAATAATTGATGTGATGATATTACCCTGATTTTGTGTTGATTCTAATACAACATAAACATCTAAACTCAAATCAACCACATCAGCAGTTTCAATTGCAATGTAGTCATTAATCATTCTGAAGTTAGATAGATAAGTTGCAAGGTTATCCAACAATGCATTTGATACAGTATTAGTCAACGCTCCACCTGTATCATATGATAAGATTTTAACTTTAATCTTATTCTCTTCTTCCATTACCGCAACTTTAGCAGGTGCCCCAAATTGACTTGGCATTTTTCTAATTAACGCCTCATAGTCATTAACTGTTACCGCTCTGTTTTGACTTGCGAAGTTAAACGCCACATAGTTTCTAACCTCTTCAAGTGTAGGTTGTCCTGCTCCACCGATTGCCGCAGTTACGTTATTACAACGTAAAGAATTAATAACCGCAGTGTTTGTAGTTTCAGATGGTCCGTTTACTACAAAGATAACAGTTCCAACCTGATTGATTGTATTAACACCAATATTACTTCCAACACCACCACCTGAACGATACTGAATAAACAATGTCGTATTTGGTTTAAGTGTTGAACCTAATGAGAAGTTATTTAAGAAATTTTGGATTGTCGGTAAAGTTCCTGAATTCGTGAATTCTCTCAATTGGTCTTCAGCCGAACCTGTTCCACCACCAAAAGTTAATTTCATAAATCCCTCAGGTGTAAATTCACTGATAAATCTATTATTAGTTTGTATCCAAGTACCAATCTTAACACCAGGCTTATCTGATGGTTTTGTTGAATCTTCAATGAAAACTCTATCTTGAGCTAATGCGTCCACCTCATACCATCTACCATCAACACCCAAAAATTCTTGTGGACCCGGTACGTTAGCATAATTGGTTCCGTCTTTTTGGATTACACTTGTAATACCCAAAACATTCTTACCAGGTAAGAAAATTTCATAGAATGGTCTAACATCGTTTGGTGTGATTACTTGTTTGAATACTTTAGTAACACCATTAACAACCAATTCTCTTTTAGTAATAGTATAATTAATTAAGTTACCTCTTGAGTCAAAATTAGGAATCTTTAATCTGTTTGGATATCCTTGTGAGTTATATGGTGAAGTAAAATCAATATCGTAAATTGTCTCAAATATTTGTCCCGCCCCAACAACTTGAGAACCTCTTCTCAAAATACCTTCATATCTTTCATCATCTTTATCTCCATTAGCCGGTACTGTAATTGAAAATTCAACTAACGCAACTGAAGGTCTTTGACCAGGAATTTTCAATCCATAAGTTCTTGCCAAATTATAAACTGATGAACGTTGTTGAGCAAATTGTAAAACTGTTTCTTGAACACTTCTATCAATATGATAGTGTAAGTTATCAGAAACCGCAGCATTCAAATCCATAAACACCGAGAACACCGATGCATCATTGAAGTTATCAATTAATTCAGGGTAGTAAGCTTTTACAAAATTTACAAGTTCTGTTCTAATTCCTTGGAAGTCCCTTACGGTATACGATATTCTTTTTTCAGCCATAATTTTATATATTAATTATTACAAAATCTTTAGAGTTAAATACGTTATCTGTAATAACATAATCAATCCTAACTTTTGCAGTATATTCTCTATTACTTAATCCCGTCATATTATAACTTCGTCCTCCTGAACTTTCTGTAGATACTGAAGAGTCAACGTCGTCATTTGATGCGTCTGTAATTGAGATATTTGAAATTTTAAGGTTAGGTATATATTTTTCACAAGATTGTCTAATTTCAGATTCAATATTATCGAAAGTCAAACTATCCATAGGTTCAAAAATATATTCATACAATCTACTTCCAAAATCAGGTAAATAATATCTAGACCCTCTTCTTGTTAATAAGAGATGAACCAAATTATTCCTTATTTCATCTTCCGCAGTTTGTGATAAAGTTAAATATTTTCCTACCTGTGAAATTCTGAATGGAAAATCAATACCATATGTTTTACCATTTGCCATATGTTATAAATATAATGTCGTGATATTTTAACTAAATAGTGTAAAAATAAAAATCCTAATAGTATTAGGATTAAATCAAAACGATTATTTTACCATCAATTGTTTTTGGGATATTATTATCGTACTCAAATTCTATAAATTCTTGATTGAGTATATGTTCAGTTATGAAATCATTGATGGGATAATAATTCAAACAATCTACAATCGGTTTTTCTCTTGAATTATACTTATAATACCCAACCTCATAATCCCATATCGTCAATGAATTTTTTGTGGGACTTTTTGTAAGAAGATTTACTTTCGTCATGAACATCTGTTGTATATTGCCAATTCCAATATAGTTTCTTATTTGGTTCAAATCCATAGAATTTATGAACTTCCATTTGAGTTTTTGTAACATTCTCACCATTCCAATTCTGACCAACACAAATAAAACCAGTTTCAATACCTTCAACTATGTTTTTCTCACCTAAAGTACTATGTCTATTCTGAATCCAAGTTAATCTTTCAATTAGATTTTGATAATACATATTGGACTGACCCCATCTTACAGAACTGAAGAATATTACCGCATCAGACTCAAAAAGTTCTTTGGACACTTTCCAAAGTTCATCCGTTTTTTCATTTAAACTAGCCCAACATCTGTGATGTCCCGAAGGATTTTTTTTATCATCTTTAAGTAAAGATTTCAAAATACCACAACTATTACCCTCTTTTCTTGAAACATTCCCTTCACAAGGAAAAATCTTGAGTTCTGAAACATCCATAAAAACTGATTTATCACCAAGTTCTTCATTCAAATACATCGCAATTAATTTTGATTTAGGAACATCAATTTTTTTAGGGTCCCAGTTAAATCTATTTGAACAACTTAACAATAAAACTTTTTTCTTCTTTTTTAAAATGTCTAAAGTTTGTTTTAATTTTTTAGCACCATCCTCTTGGACTAATTCTTCCAAAAGCATCATTTTTCTTATTTTTTCAATTTCTTCCTGAATAATATTAGACATATTAATAAATACTTCTTTAAATAAAAAAACCCGACAATGTCGGGTTTCTATTATGATGAACAACCAAAACAATCAAATTGACTATTATCAGGTTTTGGTGGTAAATTCATACTTGTATAATCTACCTTTGGTGGTTCAGGTGTTGGATTTGGTTTGTTAATTTTTGAGATATCAACTGCCAAGTGTTTCGCTCCTGTTGAGATTGCCTTTGTTCTTACATAATAACAAAGTGTTTTCAATCCCTTTTCCCATCCATAAAAATGTGATGATGAAATCTTTGACAATGTTGGGTTACCCATATAGATGTTCATTGATTGTGATTGGTCAATAAATGGTGCTCTGTCGGCCGCCATTTCAATCAATGACTTTTGTGAGATTTCCCAAATTGTTTTATACTTGTTAATCAAGTGTTCAATTCTTTTAACTTTTGAATTGTATTTCTTATCTTCTTGGTCAAGATAGTTGTTGAAGTTAATGTTTTGAATTGAGCCTTCGCACATTATGATTTCATTCTTTAAGTCCTCACACCAAATTCCAATCTTTTCAAAGTCGTTAATTAAGTACTTGTTAACAATCATAATTTCGCCACCAACTACACGTCTGTTAAAGATTGCTGAGTGAGCTGGTTCAGTCATTTCGTATGAACCTGTAATCTTCGCCGAAGATGCTACAGGCATTTGAGCCGTGAATAATGAGTTACAAACACCATAATCTTTAACTTCTTCTTTTAATGAGTTCCAATCCCATCTTCCTGACAAATCACCTTCATTAAGTCCCCACATATCAAATTGGAATATTCCTTCTGACATCGGTGAACCGTTAAAGAAATCATATGGTTTATATTCTTCTGACTTACATAAACTACAACTTTCAGTAATTGCTGCAAAATAAATTGTTTCAAATATTTCTTTATTCAACTTACGAGCTTCATCAGATGTGAAGATATAATCCATCAAATAGAATACATCTGCAAGCCCTTGTGTTCCAATTGCAATTGCTCTTTGTTCCAATCCACCCTTACGACCTTTTTCAGTTGAGTAGTTATTGATATTAACAACTTTGTTCAATGCTCTTACAACTTTACGAGTTTCTTCATACAAACCTTTAAAATCAAACTCACCATCTTTCACATAGTTCTTCAATACCATAGATGAAAGAGTACAGATAGCAGTTGTTTTCTCATCTGTATATTGGTAAATCTCGTTACAAAGATTTGATTGTTTGATTACACCAATATTCTGATGATTTGTCTTTTTGTTAGCATTGTCTTTAGAACAAAGATATGGTACACCCGTTTCAATTTGAGATTCAATAATCTTGTTCCAAATTTCTTGAGCCTTAACTTTCTTACCGAGGCCTAACTCAACCGCCTTGTTATAGTTAGTTTCATACTCATCACCAAAAGACTCTTGTAATGGTTTGATACCCGATTTAACGATATCATTAGGACAGAACAAATACCAATCGTCATTGTTCTTAACTGCGTTCATAAAGTTGTCAGGAATCCAAAGTGCGGTAAATAAATCACGAGCCCTTAATTCCTCAGCACCTGTATTCTTTTTAATATCCAATAAATCAAAGATATCTTTATGCCAAGGTTCCAAGTAAATTGCCGCAGAACCTGGTCTACGTCCTTGTTGGTTGAAGAAACGAAGTGACTCGTTAACAATCTTCAAATACTTCAACAACCCTCCAGCGTATCCACCTGAAGATGTAATACGACTCTCCTTACTACGAATGTTAGACATTGATAATCCGATACCCGCAGCATCTGATGAATAAGTTGAGATGTCTCTCATAGTATTCAACAAACCTTCACGAGAATCCGAATCATTATAATGAAGAACACAAGATGCTAATTGTGGAACCTTTGTTCCCGCATTAATCATAATTGGGGTCGCTGGAGATATTCTCTGACTTGACAATGCTTGATAGTATTCAACCGCTTCTTCAAATGTATTAGTAACCCAAAGAGCGACTCTCATATACATATGTTGAGGTCTTTCGACAACTTTACCACTTGGTAATTTCAACAAATACATTTCAGAAAGTGACCTCCAAGCAAAATAGTCAAAGTTATAATCATTATCGTGATTAATTACCTCGTCAATTTTACTAGGACCATAAGATTCAACAATCGCCATTAATTCATTACTTACAATACCATCAACGTGTAAGGTATGCATTGTATTTGAAAAACTTGGGTCAGTTTCTTTGTGGTATGATGAAATTGCAACTGATGATGCCAAACGAGAGTAATCATGGTGACTACCTGTAAAAGCTGCGGCAATTTCATAAATTAACTTATCCAAATCTTTGGTAGCGATAACCCCTTCAGTTGGTACTGAAGTAATTACCTTAATAAAGATTTCGTCAGAATTTACATTCAAACCTTTTGAGGCTCGTTTAATTCTTTGATAAATTTTCTGTGGGTTAAACGATGCGTCGTCCCCACTACGTTTTTTAATTCTAAGTGACATCATAGTTTAAAAAGATAGTAAATTAAAAGTCATCAGTAAAGGAGAGAGTCTCATTTAACTTTGCTTTTTGATATTCAACTGTTCTAGATTCAAAGAAATTACCTTTTGTTTCAACGGCAATTTGTTCCATAAATTTGAATGGTTGTTCAACATTGAATTGTTTTTTACAACCAAACTTAACTAATAATCCATCAACCACAAACTCCAAATATTGTTTCATCAAATTTTGGTTCATTCCAATAAGAGACACTGGTAATGATTCTGTGATAAATTCTTTTTCAATTTCAAGTGCCGACAATAAAATTTCTTTAATTCTCTTCTCACTTGGTTTGTTTTCAATGTGATTGTTCAATAAATGAATTGCAAAATCACAATGTAGATTTTCATCTTTAAAGATTAAAGAATTAGCATTACACAAACCTTGCATAATACCACGTGACTTTAACCAAAAGATTGAACAGAATGAACCAGAAAAGAAGATACCCTCAACTGCCGCAAATGCCACCAATCTCTCTTGGAAAGACGCATTTTCAATCCAATCCAAAGCCCATTTAGCCTTCTTTTGAACTGCCGGAAGATTATCCAATGCGGTGAAACATTTGTTCTTTTCCTCTTCATTTGACACGTATGTATCAATAAGAAGAGAATACATTAATGAATGGATGTTCTCCATTGCAAGTTGCATCCCATAGAAAAATTTAGCTTCAGGGTACTGAACTTCACGATAGAAGTTTTCTGCCAAATTTTCATTAACAATCCCATCTGACGCCGCAAAAAACGACAAAATGTTCTTAATGAAATACTGTTCATTTTCTGATAAATTTTCCCAATCTCTTATATCCCCACTTAAATCAATCTCTTCCGCTGTCCAAAATGCCGCTTGATGCATTTTATAATATTCCCAAATATCATTATATTGAATCGGAAAGATTACAAATCTGTTTGGGTTTTCTACTAATATTTTTTCCATATATTTTTTGTTTATGTTTTAATAATTATCCTTGTTCTTGTTTTCTTTTCTCCAAAACTTCTTTAATTCTGTCTCTTTTTTGTTGTTCTTTATTTTCTTCCAATCCTAAGAAAGTAACAGAACTTTCAGTGTCAATTTCCATCAACTCATTGTTAAATTTACAATTCTCAAATACAATCCCGTCTTTACCGATACGTGATTTTGTAATTGCAATTGTTGCCAAATTTAATTCTTTTTGTTGTAAACTTTTAGCAATTGTAATAATAACGTGTCCAACTTGAGCCTTTTTAATTGAACCTCCCATTTGGTCTGTAGTCACTACTTCCGATGAAATAGAACTTCTATTACCTTGTGTTGCAGTCCAACCAGCAATGTGTAACTCGTGACACATTGCTTCAAATGCTCTCATTACCGAACCTTCAGATTTCCATTCATCTTCCAATGATTTTTCAGGGGTTACACAATCAATATAATCCAAAATGACTACATCAATATTGATACCATCCGCAATCATTTTTCTTAATTGATTCTTAATCTGATTCATTGTCAAAGTATCTGAAGGTAATTTTTTTAAGATAAGTTTATTTTCCATCTTATCTTTAATTTCCTGCACTTTACTTAACACTTCCTCTTTGTGGTCACCCAATTTATCAGGGGCAATTCCTGTCCACATAGTGAAGTGTTTTCTTTGGATAATCTTTGGATTGTCCTCAAAAAATATCTGAAGAACATTGAATCCCATATTAAAAGCATGGTTTGCAATTTTAGAAGTCACTGTGGTTTTACCAACTCCCGTAGGAGCTAAGATAACACCAATTTCTCCTTTAGCCAAACCACCTTTTAGTAGATTATCAATTCCTGGTATTCCCATTGGGATTGGGTGTCTGTAATCGTCAGATAATACGTCATCAAGGTTTTCAAAAACGTCTCCTGTTCCTTTGTCTATGTTACCGACTTGAAGAGCTTCTCTCACCATCTCTTCAAGTTGGTCATAGTTTTCAAATTCACCGGAGTCAATTATTTTTTGAGCCCTACCCATTACTTTCTGTAACTCTTGTTGTTTACAGAATTTTAATGCTTTTTCTTGAACAAAAGTTTTCCCTTCGTCAGGTGCAATTTTTATTTCACCTATCGTATCTAATACGATTTTTCTTGCTAATTCTTGGGAAATTTCACTTTTAGCAACTTGAGACAGAGTTTCAAAATTAGGACTTGCCTCATATTTTGAATAGTATTCTTTAATCATCTGTAGGATGATTTTATAATACTTATTTTCAAAATATCCCACTTCAAGAACCTCCACAATTGAATGTGCGAAGTCCTTATCTGTGATAATTTGGTTCAGTAACTGTAACTGAAATGTTTGTCCTAAATAATCAAAATTCTTGTCTGTACTCATAGATGTCTGTTGGTTTTTTGATAAATATTAACGAGCCAAGCGAACACCCATATAATCCAAAGTTAAATTTTTAGATGAAAAAATTTCTGTTAATTCTCTTAATAAATCCTTCAATAGGAATCTTACATCCACAGTGTATCTAACTTTTGGTGGGTAAATCTTAGCATCAAATTGTCTATGATGAACCGTATCTCCGTCAATTTTTACAAAGATATTAAAGTTTTCGGGTCCATCAGTAAAAGAAGTTTCCAATACTTGTGGGTCTTCAGAAATTTGGTATTCATTCTCAAGCAAATAATCCACCGACCTCATCTTCAAATACTTTTGAAGTCTTTCAGTAAAGTCATAAACTTGGTCATAAACATCCATTGAGTTTTTTGCCTTCGGGTTAAATCCACGAACATTGTAAAAACGTTGGACAACGATGTTCTCATTTAGAGTCAACAAAAACTCCATTTTTGTCATTTCATTTTGATTCATTTTTTTTATCTATTTTTTGGTTTGTTTTTTTCTTTTCTTGTAAGTTTCATAAATGGTTTGAGGAAGTATGTCCAAGCATCGTCTCCCTTTGGTAGATACTTAAATAACCCATCTTCAACCATATACTTAATAACGTTTCGGTAACTTCTACCGTCTTGTTCTAATGTTTCGTTAACAATTTCTGTAATTTCTTTTTTGTCCTCGTCAGTAAGGAGCGGGTTTGATAAATCAACTATCTGTTCATTTACCTGAAAAAATTCTTGCTCAAAGATACCTGATTTAGTCTTACCAGTTAAAAGATTTTTTAAAGTTTGATTATCTTTATTTTCTTTTAGTAAATCTTCAGCCTTTTTCAAAATATCGGTATAAGAAACTTCTGTTTCAAGTATCTCAGGAAAAAATTTAACTAATGTCTTTTCACCCAAAAGATAAATCCCTTCAATATTGTCCGATTTATCACCAGTCATTATTTTCAATGTTTTAACATTATAATGTGGGAACTCAAAGTCATCAAATTTAATCTTATCCCCGTATTTAAACGTAGATTTAAGGGATGGTGAGTATATGGACACCTTTTCAGAAATAAGTTGTGTTAAATCCCTATCTGATGAAAAAATTAGTTTATCTTCATTCTCGGAAACATGACAATAGTAAGCAATTAGGTCATCCGCTTCTCTACCACTAATCTCAAGTTGTCTGATATAAACTTCCTCAAGATATTGTTTGATACGATTTTTTTGTTTTAGGTAGGACATAAAGATTGCATCCTCCATTGTTAACTTACGATTTTGTTTGTACTTGGGGTAAAGAATTCCACGTAAACTTGTGGAATCTTCACCATCCCAAAATACCACTACCTTGTCAAAGTTTTGTTCATCAATGAATTTACGGAGAGTATTCATAAAATGATACAACGCCCCAATGTGTTCACCATTATGAAAGTAATCCTTCACACCGTGAAAACCAATCTTCATCAGATTATTTCCGTCAACAAGTAATGTTTTTTTCACTGAAAACTAATTAGAATTGTTCGTTTTCGTTTTCAAAAGTTTCTTCAGTTTCATCAAGGATTAACTCCCCTGTTCCTGAAAGAATTGCGTTCCAATACTGTGAATACTCTTTTTTGTATTTTTCAAGAGCATCTTTATCATCAGCAATATATCCTTGTGGTGTTGCAATAATCTTACCATCTTTATATCCCAATCCGTTAATGTGGTTCTTTAGGACAGAGATTTTTGTTCTGATAGCGTAAGATACCGTTCTACCATTTTTAGTTGCAGTAATGTGATTAATACCAGCATTTTTCTGATTACCAAACAAGAATACAAGAGCAGATGCCAACCAAAGAGCCTCACCACCTTTTGCCTTAATTGTTGGTTGTCCAAATGGATTATCAGGTAATTCAACCCAAGGTTGATTAACCACTACCATTGTGTTTGTATATGGATAATCTTCTTTACGAGATTTGGTAATACGAGCCTGAATACCCATACCAATCTTATCTGCCAATACAGATGCGTTATGTTGTTTACCACCTTTACCGTCAAATGTCATTTTACAAGGAACTGAACCAACTGAATCCCAAAGGAAACAAAGAGAATAAGGAATGTTACCCTTTTCTTGTTCGTCTAATAACTCGTTGATATAATCTGTAACTTGTTCAATATAGTCAAAGTTATCATTGAAGATAAATTGTCCATCCCATTCTCCTTCAGTCATTTGAGCCTCAAGACCAAGTTCTACTGCGTGGTCCCACGACCATTTCTTTTCAGTAATAATGAAAACGGGTAGATGCCCCTTCTTCTGAGCCGAAACAGCGGCTTTAACAAGTGCTGTCGTTTTGGAAGAGTTTGAATGACCCAAGAACATATTGATGTTACCCAAAGCAGGACCAGGTAAACCGCAACTGTTATGGAAAGCTTCACCGACTTCATAAAACTCGGTTTCTTTGTATTTTGTTTTTGTGGAGTATTTGTTCTTGATTGCATCAAGTGAAAATTCTTTTTTCTTTATCGCCATAAATGTCTATGCGTTTAAATTGTTTGTGTTAAAAATAGTAAAGGATGGACACATTGTCTATGCTCGTGTCCATCCTTTTATAAATTAGAATGGTAAATCACCATCTGGCTCTGACTCAGCCTGTGGGTCAGAATATGATGAAGAACCTCCACCCATACTCATTTCAGCAGATTCGCTATTACCATAAACATATCCACCCTTATCTGAATCCCATCTTGGAGTTTCTCCACGAGCAATCGCTTCAAGATATTCGGTTGGTTTTTTAGAGTAAACGTCTCTCCAAGTCAATTCATCACTAACCCAAGATTTACCTGTTTTCTCATCTGTGTGGATTGGTGTCGCATCATCGTACATAACTGTTTGGATGATTGTATATTCTTTCCCTTTTGGAGTTTTTGCTTTGGCCAACTCAATGATAAGGTCACGTCCTTTTTCAGGGTCAGTGATATCACCTTTAGCCTTCCAAATTGGAATGATTTTGTCTAAAACACCTTCGTTTTTGTAGTTGTGTTTGAAACGCCAGAACTTTGGTCCGTCCGCTTCGTTGTCTCGGTCAATAACCTTAACGATGTAGAATTTACGTGCCTTATATTGTTTTGCAAGTTCCTTATCGGAATCTTTACCTGTACTAATAAGTGCGTCGTGAACATCTGTTAGAGGAGACGCCTCGTTGTCGTTTTTACCTGGGTCATAAAACTTGTTCCATTGTCCACCCACTTGAACTTCGTGAAACCACGCTTCAACAAATGGTGAACTTCCGTCCTTTGTAGGTAGGATACGAACTCGTTTTTGAGCCGATGATTGATTAGCTGGAAGAATTGCCGCGAAATACTTTTTCATTCGCTCTTCCTGCGTCATTTTATTTGACGCTCCTCCTGATTGTTTTGATTTTTCGTACTGTGCCAGAACTGAATCTAAGACTGATGACATAAATTATAAGTTTTAAAAAGTTAATTATTAAAACAAATATAATCTAAAATCTTCAAAAGTCAAATTACACCTTATATAAATCTTGTTGGTCAGCCGGTGGTGTGAACGTTTTTTTAATTTCAGAAGGAGAGTAATTCTCAACTTCATCTGAAGTTAAAATATATTCATTTTTACCAGTTTTTTCTAAATCTTCTTCTTTATCTTCAAAGAAGTCAGTTAATTTTTGATTAAATGGATAAGAATCCAAACTTCTCAATTCCAATTTTTCTTCAGGAGTTTTGTTACGATACTTCTCAACTTTCATTTCAAGTTGATTAATCTTATCAACAATATTATCCATATCTGCCAATTTTGAAGTTAGTTCTTCAAGTTGTCCAAACAATTGTCCAAAATAATCATCTTGTTTTGTTTGAATTTCTTTTTGAGAATTGACCAAATCAGTTATATCCAATTCCTCAGAACCACTTTCGTCGTCACCTGTTTCTTCAGACTCTCCTGAATCATCAATTTTTTCAACCTCAGTATCTGTTTCTACATCCACAATTTGTGGTTCATCGGGGGCAGGTGGACCTGCAGGTGCTGGAGCTTCGGGAGCTGGCGGCACATCTCCTGCAGCGGGTGGTATATCACCAGCCGCTGGAATTGGTTCGTCTACAGGTGGTAAAGCGTCCTGCTCATTAAGATATTGATTTATACTTCTGTATCTCTTAATCTCGGAAATAATTTTTTTGTCAATTGCCATTTTATTTATCCGTTTAATAATCTTTTAATTCCGTTTGGAGTTTCTACATTAACTTTTTTGTTAACGTTCATTGTGTTGTCAACTCTTTCAATAAGTCCGTCTTTCATTCTGACAGTATAACAATCCCCACTGTCTAAATCACAAACTTCCTTAAATCCGTTCCCAGCGTCTTTTTCAGAATATCTTGTTCTTTTACCAAGATAATTATCTAAAATTAATTGTATGCTCATAACTTTATTTTATATATAAATATACTGATTATTTGAAATTACAAAACTCCTGAAGATTTAGCACCTAAAACACTTGTTTTGATTGATGCTTGATAATTTTGCCAAGTATCAGGTTGACTAGTTTTAAAAGAATTAATATCATCATCCGTCATTGACAACCATAATTTAGTATAAATTAAAAATGTTTCATCAATAAATGCTTGTACATTAGTTGGGATTGTTGGACTTATCAAATCAGCTCCTGATGGTATTACTAGATTAGTACCACTATTGTTATAATATGACGCCATCATTTGTATTGATAAATCATAACTATCAAATGAAGCCATAGGTATCGTGTTTGAATTACTTTGTTGGCAGTAATATTCTTTCTTTAGATAATTTGATAAATTACCTCCCCACTTTCTGTCCAATCTTATTTTACCTATATTATAATTAAAGGCTTTAAATGAACTTGTTGATGAAATTGAGTTTGCTTGAGTTATTGTATAATAAACTAACCATCTAACATTCTCATTTGAAATTTGAGATAGTTTTTGTGCCAAAATTGCCGGTGTAATTTCTTCTTTCTGAGAAGCTTGTACAAAGTTATAAGTATTAAATTGTTGGTCAATACTATTACCACAATTAGGATTATCGGATGATGTATTACTTATTTCTTGAGTAATTGGTTTTGAGGAACCGTCAATTATAGTATTTGCAGTTGTAGTTGTTGTAATAATACCCTGATTACTATTTTGTGATGCCGCATTTTCTTCTTGCTTTCTTGTCTCAACAACATCTTCCAATATTTCTCTAATTGCCCCTTGTACGTAGGAATCAATTGGAGGAATTGAAAACATAGACTGCCTACTACCACCAAATGTCGTTTTAAATGAACCAGGAGATATCTGATGTTCTACTTTCGTAATCATATATGTCCCGTTAAACATCGGAACGTGTCTCAAATTAAAATACATCAATGGTTGGATTTGAGCATTACCTAAACAAGTAACTGAACACTCATAACTTCTACTTCTATAAAAGTTCCAAAGTGATGTATTTTGAGTAACTGTTTTTCTACCTGTAGCCTGATTGATTTGTTGGTCTAAAGCATCCGCGGCTTCTTTAGTCATTTTAGCAGGATTGGTACTAATACTAAATGTTGAGAATATATTTTGGTTTCTAATTCCAATATCAACATTAAACCCTACAACTCTATTTGATTTTGCGTAATCTGTTTTTCCTTGTAAACTTTCAATAAGTGGGTTGTCGGATGCTCTTCTCAATTCAAACGTATCCGATTTGTATCTATAATCTTTATTATTACCCATATCAAGATATGTTGACTTGGTATCATTATAGAGACATAAAAATTTAGGAGAACTCTTTCGGGTATCCACAGCCATAAAAGTTCCAAATAAAGTATTTCCAAATTCAAGAGTTGATTCGACTTTTGGGGTGACTTGGTCAGCTATTTCTTCAGCATTGTAGAAGTTAATCCACTGTGGCATCATCATAGTGTACATATTATGTTCTTCAATGATACCATTCACAAAATTAAAAGTACTAGCCGATTTGTTCATACTTTTAAACATATTTTTTAAAGAAAATGGATTTACAATTATTTTATCACCAATATCTCGGCTAGCTCTATCTAAAAATAAGAAATCTTCAAATAATGTAGTTTCATTATAGTTAGTTCCCGCAATCCAAGTATCATTTAATGCTTTGAAATCATCATATAACATAAATTTCATTTGGTCACCTTCATAAGCAACTTTCTGTGTTGCTTCGGTAACTTCTGTAACATTTGGTAACTCGTTTCTCGCCTTTAAAAGATAATAATTCAAAACCACATTCATATAATTTTGAGTGTCTCTCAAGTATCCTCTTAAATCATTTAAGAAGTTAGTCCCGTTATATGTGTTAAGATTAAATTTTTGAGTGGCATACATTTTAATTAATGGTGCCAAAATTTTAATATTTTCCTCACTGAACTGAACATTATTATCAACAAAGAAATCTGTTATGAATGAACCACTATTCGTATACACCATTCCGGGTGTATTAGAAAATCCCACATAAATTTGTAACGCTTTCCAAGTTTCAGGAAATGCCGTTTGTGATTGAGCAAGTGTCGTTGTCCCATTTGAAGTTGGTAACGAATTAAGTTCGTATTGTCCAAAAGTATATGGGTCTTGTATAAAGAATTCAGTAGATAACGCAAAACTATAAAACGTTCTTTTATTAAATTTTGAAGGATTACCAATTTTAATAAATTTCTCATAATTCATAAACCCTTGGAAGTTTGTGAAAAATGTATTTAATTGAGTATTATAGTTCTCACTAAATTTATTTAATTTGTTAGTGTTTGTCGAACCTGAAAATCCAAATAAATCTTTAAATAGTAATTGGAAATTTAGATATTGTTTGTTTGGGGTATTTTGTATTCTGTTAACAATTTGTCGGATAGTTACATTTTCTTCTTTTTTTAGGACTTGGAATTCCCATTCTGATTTACTAAAATTTAAAAAGTGTTGTTCAAATTGGTCTAGTTCTTCTTTTGAAAAAGTTCCAAATAAATCTTCTATCGATGAATACTGATACCCAAGTCTAAATGACGGTTGGTCTTCAGTTTCATTATCAATCTTTTTTAACCACTCATTTGGTGCCGGTTTTGTAATTAATTCATTATCAAAATATCCATATTGCGATACCGCCCAAAACATTCTTGTGGACCCATTAAACACCGCAGGATTATTAGGTATAGTAATTTTAGATTTAGTAAATTGTTTATTTAAACAATCATATTTAGATTGATTTAATTGTGAACCAACTGAAGGAATTACATAACTTTTTTTAGTGTTAGGGTCATTATACACAACCGACCAACTATTAAATGTTAACGCTTGGTCAGGTAAATTTTCATCATAATTTTTCTCTAACGTATATGATGAATTCTCATTATTCATATATGTAACACTAAGTGTTCCTTCTTGAATTTTCTGATTAATTTCCTGGCTCGTATAACCTGTGAAGAAATTTAAACCTGTAGTAAACAATGCAATATCATTTATTAATTTTGGATAAAATCCAACATTCATAATTGTGGTGTTTACACCATTAACTTCTTGAGTTGTTTGTAATTGTATATTACGTAAGTCAGTTGCAAGCTCATCATAATTAAATTGATAACTTAATTCAGGATTGTTTGTTATTGGGTCATATAAATTATTAACATCAATGTCTTTCCATACCTCATCTAAAAAGTCTTCACCTGTTTCAATATATGTTTTATATCTATTCCAAACTGAACCTATTTTTAATATGTAAGCATATGGGACTTTATGTAACCCACCAAATTTTGTCATTCCCGCAAAAGTGTAATCCAATGGAATTTCAACTCCATTTTCTCTTGAACGATATTTTTCTCTTAAAGTAGTTATTGGTAAGGAATTTAACAACAAATACGCCGCTGCCTTATACGGATGAGCATCTCCCAATTGCCATTTTTCAACACCTTTAGATATCGCATTAACAAAATACGGTGTATTAATCATTGACGTATTTTGATTACGAGATAATCTTCCTGTGTAATTAGAATAATCTACAAATCCTTGGGTTGTAAATAATTTTCTACTATCTGTAAACTGATTGTAAAATGTTCTAAAATTAGAAATGTCAGGTTGTATCGGACCTGCCTCCGTTAAATAAAGAAAATTAGTAACCGGCTTAACTTTATCTATTGACGCAAAATTTTCATTGTTGAAATTTGCAACTAAATTTTTACTATCATATAAGAATAATGTTTTTGACGTATTCATTATTCCCTCACTACTTGAACCAATACCATACGACATCTGACTACTAAACCAACTATTCATCGCAAATGGAAATACATCCATAAGGTTCCTTTCATTATTTTGTGTTGATTGAAGGTATAGTGAAATTTTATCTTCAGTTACAGGTGACTCAACAGAAACTTTAGTATTAAAAGAATCAAAGTCATAGATTACAAAAGGGTTATCTGTTTTTGCCTTAATATAAGGTGTATTAAAATATCCTCTAATATAATTTTGCCAACTTTCCCCAACTCCATTATTTGAAATTCCCGCTAAGAAGTTTAAATAAACATTTGAGTTAAGATTATATTCTTTAATTTTTTGTATTAAATATGGTGAGCCTGAACCTAATGATTTTTGTAGGTTTATAAATTCAGCATCACCAACAGGCATATAAGATTGTGAGGAAATGAACGACGCTTTATTGAATCTTTGATAGTAGAATGGTAACATCATTCTTTCATACATTTCATAAAAGAATTTAACTTCTTCTTTGTTTGCAAGTATTACATTAGACAACTCATATTCAATTGCGTTGTATGATGCTCTATTAATTAATTCTAAATTATTACCAACTATTTGCGGATTATTTGGAGGACTATCAATTTGTAATCTACCTTTTAAGTATTCCTCAACAAATTCAACTTCAGGCCAATATGCATAAATGTAACCCTTGGTTTTTGATTTAACTGAAGCATCACCAGGATATTTTAACTCAAACTTTTCACCTTTATCACTATTTGTTTCAACATAATAGTGAGGCCAAGGATATACAGGGATTAAATTACCATCAGAACCTTTTACAGAATCTTTTGAGTCTGGAGATGGAGCAGTTTTATCTTCACCAATTACTGCCTCCAATCTATACTTATTTTGTCTCTGATTCCAAGCCGCTTCGTGGACATCATCCATTAATCTTATGAAACCTTCGGTACTTGCCATAATAACCGCCAACACATTTCTGATATTTGGTTGAAACCCAAGTCCTGTATCCGTTTGACTTATTTTTTCAGATAGCGCATCATTTAATGCGTTATCAATTAATTTTTTCTTTTCGTCAATCTGAGCATATATTTTTTTAATATAAGTTTCAAAAGAATTAATATTATCCCCCTCAACAACAAATAACGGTGTTGAACTTGGAGTTATACCATATCTTTGTAATTCAATAGTCACATCTTTTTTTCCTCCCCCACCTTGTTGTGAATTTTGTTGCTGTAATTGGTTAGTATTATTAGTTGTACCACCATTAGTAACATTTTGTAATGTAGTTAAAAAAAGAGATTTTCCTAAATTAATGATTTGAGTATTGTATTCTGTTTGTAATTTAGCAATATCATTAGCAGTTGCAACTTTACCAGTTCTCTCCTCGTATGTTTTTTGAAAATTAACCTCATTTGGATTTTTAACCACTCTCAAAAAATCATCAATACCAATTCCTTTTGGGTTAATTCCAGTGACTATAACTTTACCATTAACTAATATAGTTCCGGGTATACCAAATGTTGGGTTTTTTAACAGAGATTCTTGATGTTTTTTTAATCTTTCTTCTAAATCTTTAACAGCTTCTAAAATTCCAGCACCAAAAGCATAATCCGCCTTAAGCTGATAAACCTTAATTTCTCTGTCTTTTAAAATCCAATAAATATTTTGGTCACAGTATTTAGTGAACCAACTATCCCCTCCGACTCTTAACTGAACATCACTTTCATATTCTTGAACTAATTTTTTATATCGGTCAGTATCAGTTAAAGGACTTAAATCTTGTTGTCCAAATGATTTTAAAATATAAGCCTCTAATCTACTTAACCTTTCTATCATTTCTTGAATTGTAATTTCAGGAAAATCTAATGGTATTAAATTTTTAGCTTTATATTCAGAATAAACTTCTTTTATCTTTTGTAATCCTTTCGCTTCATTTAGTGTAGTCACTGTATTACTTGTTTGAGCAACCGCACTTGAAATTGTTGGAGTTAACTTATATTGTTTATTATACATATATGGTGTCGCAAGAGCATGAGACATCATAATACTTGTTAATATATTATACTTGAAGGCTTGGAATTCTAAATCAATGTCGTAGTTACCCGTAGTTGAATTGAAATTACAGTTGAACTTATTTAATGTTAATTGTAACTTAACCGCTTGACCCAAATACCCTTTTATTGTTAGATAAAATATCGGGTATGGGAAATTAAAAAATGTTGCATATGGTGAATTTTCACCTTTCTCAAATAATGCTCTTCCTCTGATATCAACCATCTTTATTCTGACAGTTGGTTGGTTCCAGTTATTGGTAACACTTATAGTTTGTATTCCCAATAAACCTGTATCTTTATTATTTAAAGTTTGTTGTTGGAAATAGAATTCAGTGGGTTTATCTGTTGATGATATTTTTTGTCCCGTTTCAGATGGTTGGTTTAACCCTTCTCCCTTAATACTATTCTCTCCCGTAAATTCATCATAGAACTCATTGGTTAGAGAACTACCTCCACCGGGTTTCATAAAATTAATTGACGCAATGTTAACAAGTTCCCCTGTCGCAGAACCATCAAGACCTAAAGCAAGTCTTGTTCTTGGAAATAAATTACATTCTAAATTGGCATAACATACCAAGTTTTCAGGTGGTAAAAATCTTTCACCAACATTACCCTCTTCGTCAATAGTTTTGTTTGGGTCAACAAGGATAATGTTTTCATAATCAAATTCAACTAAAATATTTTTTTCGTTACCTACCATAATAATAGAAGTGATTGTCTAACAGGGATTTATAATCCTGTAAAGAAGGTATTAATGGGAATGGAATGGTAAGTAATGCGTTATTTGGAATGTTAATTTCCAAACCTCCAAATTGTGGATTTGCCTGTAAAATTAACCATCCAAAAAGTGGTGAATTATAAAATTCTTGTGAGATTTTATCTAACCTTGACACATTAGTCATATAGATATATCTTTTATCAGTCCCTTTAGAAGTTAACTTTATGCCAGGAACAACAGTTTGCTTTCCATTTATTAGAAATGTTGAGTATCTATCGTATGTACTTTCAGCCATTTTTTAATTGAACTTGTGTTTTCCGTTAAAGGATTGTTTATCTTCGTTACTATTCCCTGTTAAATATATATTCCTTAGTTTAGTTTGTAAATCCTCACTTGGACTTGCAATCACACTATAATCAAACTTTCTTTCCAAAGTTTTATCACCTTCTATTTTTGTATATTGTTGTTCGTATTTTGTTTTCCAATCGGTAATTAAAGTATCTACGTTTTTAATGTATGGTAAAGCATATTCATAATATCTTGTTATGATATACTCAGTTAATGTTCCTTTAATAGCTTCAGGACTACTTGTGTTTTTAACTGCGGCATCTAAAAATTCTTTTTTCTTAGCATCGTCTCTAAACACAGGGTCCATCAACGTTAAAAATTTAGCGTCTGAATTTGTAAACGGGTCAGGAAACCCTAAAGTTCCGTTTATATCAAAACTGTCCGAAGGTAATAATCCAACGTCTTTTAATGACGCATAAAATCCGTTTAAAACATTAACTAATTCTTGGTAATCATTAACTAATTGTTCGTATGTATTTGCCGCAACCATAAATGGATTTAACAACGCCTGTGTAGTTATTGGTGTACCAGAAATATCCAAAATTTCAACAGATTGGTCAGATTTAATTTGACCGTCGTGTTTTTCATTAACAAAATCCGCCTTTTCCATATTAACAACTAAAGCCTCCTGACTTTCACATACCCCTTGTATAATTTTAGTTATATCTGTTGTAAAATTATTTTTATAATTTTCCAAATATGTAATAATATTTTGATAAATTTTTAACCTGTCTGACCTTGAAATTCCTGTTGGTCCATTTTTAAATGCGATTTGCCAAGATAAATCTTCTTGTTTTGTTTCTTTTATTGAGGAGTTAAACCATTCATCTAATACAATTTGTATTTGGTCAGGTTTTCCAAAAATTTCAACATTAACTGAGTTTTCACCTATTTTCGCAGTTCCTTTAGAATATAATCTATCTTTACCAAAAATCTGTAAAATTGTCCCATTATATGGGGTTTTGAAATCAGTAAGTCTACCGATAATTGTACTAATATAATTTTGACAAGTTGCGGATAAATTATTCATAAATTCTTTATAATTTATCGTACCTCCTGTTGATTCAGGTAAAGCCTCCCTTGTTTCTTGAACACCTATGAACGTTCCCCCATTATTTTGAACAGCATTTTGAATAATTGTAGAACCAGAAGTTTCACCTCTATCATCCAATATCTTTTTAACCAAATCTTCATCCAATTTCTTAAATGAATCATCTGTCCATTCAGCCCTTTCATCAAATATTTCAGTATTTGCATAGTAATTAAATGATAAAGCGTTTTGTAGAGTATCAATTGGTTCCTTTAATCCTGAACCACCAACAAAGTTGAATCCCATTTGGATTTTAGCAATCATTGGTTGGAACCCAATTCCTTCAGGATTAAAATCATATACTGGCTCATACGTAATATTAATTGAAGTCGGGATAATTCTTGTATTATAAAAATCACCAATTCTTAAAATTAATACAGGAGGAGCTCCAAATGCCGTATTAGTCGCGGCGTTATATTTTGGCTTCCCATCAGTTCCAATTGTCGGAATTGTATCACCAGGTCTTGAACATTGATTTAAGAATGTTAATCTTGAATTTAATCCTTCAGGAGTCATCGAGTGAAAAGCCGGAGTGAAGTACTTCAATTTTTGTTTAATTGAATCGTATATCATTGGGTTTTCACCTTGTATTGCGGTAAAATAATCACACTCTGACAACAAATCTCTTAAAACCTTTTTAGAAATACCGTCTTTAATTTTTTGTGTTGTAGTAATAGTTGGGGGAGTTATAATAGGATTGAATGGATTAGGAATCCTACGGCTTCCATCATATGGTACAATATCCGGTCCAGTCCCTGGAGTACCTTCACCCGGTGTCTCGCTTGGGTCTCCTCCACCAGGTTCTCCGTCTATTTCAATATTGGTAATGGCCGCTCTTCGACACCACATTGCAGGTCTTGAATAGATTTTATTGTAATTGATACTAGTCGGTACATCCTCATCCGTACAATTAACACTTGAACTTGTTGACCCATTCTCCAAAGCTTTAACATTAACCGCTGTCTCACCTTGTGGTTCTTGTTTTATAACAATTTTTTTAGTTTCACCATTAATCCATTTATTTAAATCAGGATTTTTAGCAAGATATTGCAAAACAGAATTTATTCTTCTTTTAGATAACCAATCATTATATGTCTTGGTTTGAGGGGCAGACGCACTACCTGCCATTGTGATTGTTATCTTATTTATTTTTGGATTTTTAGTTATTAACTCTACAATTTCTTTTTGGAAATCTTTTTCAATTTTAGCATTATACTCAATTACATTAGTAAATGTATTGGCAATTTCTTCTTTATTTGTAGCACTACCTCCATTAGCTTGGTATTGTGATTTCATACCAATATAAGCAGTGTATGTGACATCCCAAGTTTGACTTGGATTTGGATTTCCGATTTGTTTTGGTCCAGGTATATCGTTATGAAAATACCAACCTAAATTAATCCATTTATTTTTAAATTCAGGAAATCCTCCACTAGTATTAGTATTACCAGGAGTACTTGTCCCATTCCCCGCATTAGTACCATTTGTACCTTCATTTCCGACAATTACTTTTGACGGGTCGTCTGATGTGGTAATTCCCGCCTCCCCAGCAACTTGAGCTAATTGGTCTGCATTGATTGCGGGATTTGTAATTATTTGTTGATACGTAAATAAATCTCTTGTTGGTATTGTCGTAAATCTTCTTGCCAATTCATATAAATCATACTTTAAACATCCAGCAAAGAATGAATCAACAATTGAGTTAACTCTTTCAACATTTGACTCATTTTGTAGAATTTTGTTAGTAATTGTGTTCAAAACTGATGGATGGTCAACAACCATTTTCCAACTTAATGAACCTCCTCTTGATGTATTTCTATACGTGTAAATTGGTTCAGGTCTTCCTAAAATTTCAGTAGCGTCAAATCTTGGTGAAATAGTTTCACTGAAACTTAAATCATATGGTGGGAACCACATAACTCTACCTCCATTTGGACCTCTTTCACATACAGGTAAATCATCATATGTAAATCCAGGTCTGTTTGATGTTCTCCAAGCCAAATTCTCAATTGAGAACATATATTTTTTAACTTTATTATCAATAATATTTGTAGAACCCGGATTTCTTAAAGGCGCGATATTCAAATTATATGTGTTGTCAATAATTGAATATGTAAATTTTCTTCCTGATGTTGTAATACCATCAGTCTTTTGTAAATCATTATATGTGTAGTATGGAGTGTCTTTAGCAAATACTCTACAATACTCAACCCCACCTCCGTGTTGGTTGGTCGCAGCGTCATAAGTGTAACTAACAACTCTTGAACCTTTTGTTAATTCTCTGTAACCATCGTGAAATACTTTAGATAATTGGTTGATTGCGTTACCAACGTGACCCAATCTTTCAGCACCTGCAGGTGTTGAATCCAACAATCTCTGGGTATTATCTAATATACTTCCATTTTTAAAATTAATATTTGTTGAGTTAAAACTTCCATCAAACTGACCGCTAATCTGATTAAATTCGGGGTCTTGATTTGCAGAAAAATCTCCTCCAACTTTGGCACCAAAACCAGGATTATTATAACCTTGTGATGTCCAAACAAACCCACCCGCAATACCTCCCGCATTAATTGTTGCAGTTCCATTTAAACCAAATTTAAAGTTTTGGTTTTCCCCCTCATATAACTTACCCATCGCGTCGGGTCCGATAACAGGTGATTTTACTTGTTGTCCTACTGAATTTGTCGGTAATTGTCCAGGTGGTGAAAATATATCAGAAGGTTCTGAATTATTTTGTCCAATATAAAAATCTGATACAGGTCCTTCTTCACCATCTGTTAATCTTTCAATAATTTCTAAAAGACCTCTACCAATGTTTCTTGCTAAACCTCTATTATATCTTGGTTTATATTTGTTATAATCAATGTTATTGAAAAGAGTTGACCTTTGCCCCTGTCCCGTGTTACTTAAAAATACTTGTGAATAGTTTGTACTTGTATCTAAACTTCCAAATATAGTTCTTGGGTCTCTACCACCCGCAAATGCTGAAACAATTTGATTCGCCGCAGTTGGTCTCCACTGAGCCATATCCTCATCAAAATAATCTCCAGGTATTGGCGATGCAGGGAAATATGTTCCCGATAATTTCAATAAGAAATTTGCCGCAAAATCTATTGGATTTTCGGGAACTGTAATTGAATAATTCTTTTCAATTAATGGAATTCTTCCACTTGCAACTTGAGCCAACGCAACAGGGTCACTTAACGCTTCAGATAAATTTTCTCTACCAAAAGTGTTTCTTTCTATCTCCCTATCAATCCTATATTGTAATGCGTCTTTAAGAAAAGTCGCACCCAATTGAGCTAACTGACTATCTTGAGTTATTGACCCGTCACTTCCCTGTGGATTACTATCAAATAAAATAGTATATGGAGTATACGATGAAGGTAAAAAACTAACAGGTGTCGGATTTGCGTAAAATGAAAATGTTGGGACAAACTGTAAATTATTAATTTGTTCTAAAAATACCTCATCAAATGAATATTTGTTTAATGCGGGTATATTTTGTTCCGCAGTTACTTGAGCGTAATTTGGCCATCCTTGTCCCACCAAACTTTGTTCAGGTAAGGAAGCGTCCATCACATTATATTCACCAGCATTAGAGTTTTGAACTAATGGTAATGATTGTGTAATTGTTACACCATATCCACCTTCAGGACCATATTCATTAAGAACATATAATCCATGATATTGTGGGGGAACTAAGTTTGATGGTGGGTCAGCAATTAAACTATCAGGTGAATCAATAACTGAAAAATTACTCTGAACATATTCAAAGTTTTGTTGAGCAACTGGTGGTGTATATGAACCTGCAACAGTATAAGGTTGTAGATTTCTAACAACTAAACCATTCCTAAATGTTTCAGTATTGAAAAACGATAATGGGCTATCTATTGGCATACATTAATAAATACTAACCATATAATTTTATACAAATTATCCTTCAGTTTTAGTTAAAAACTTTTCAAGTGTCGGTACAAAATCGGCTAAAAATCCTTGTGATAACATATAGTCTTTAAACCAACCCTCAACACCTGAAAACTTATGTTCAATTTCAACTTTACCAGCAGCAGTAACTGTACTATTTATCGGTGTTGTTATATTTTCAGGATTTGTTGGTATATTTGGTGAAGCTAAAACTTTATCGTCTTTATCTGTAAAATAACTTCCTTTTGGTCCTGAAATTAATAATCCTCCTTGGGAATCTATTAAACCATCCTGTAATTGAATTCCTGAAATAGTATTTTCTAAAAATTTAATTACAGACAAGACATTTTCTTTTGACAACTGAAGGTTATTTTCTAATGATGGATTTTGAGTAAATGCTTCTTTTTGTTTACCGGCATAAATGTCACCAAATTTTGACATTTGTTCAGACCTTTCTTTCAGTTCCCCTTTAATCAATGAACCAAAATCGGCACTAGCCTCATCAATAGTTTTTTCTTTCTTTTTTACTTTATCAATTAAATCAGTTAAAGCGTCATTCAATAAATCAAATTCACCTCTTAATTTTTTAGTTCCCCCTTTACCAAATATCGCTTCATCAGCAGCTAAAGTCGCGGGTAAAATTGTCCCTTCGGCAAACTTTGATATTTGCCCCCCTATTTTAGATGATGCAGCTGCGAAGGCAGGTCTTCCAGCAATAAGATTTGCAACATTTGCAATATTTGTTAATGACTTATTTGCCTGCCATAAAAGTTGTTCGGAAGTTTTTTGTCCAGCCTTTTGGGCTTCTTTCATCATATCTAAATCTGCGGGTTCTAAAGAATCAATCGCCTTTGTCACATTATCACCTAACTTTTCATCATAGACTTCAATTTCATATTTACCTGTCTTATCGTTAAATTGAGACATATTAGCTATCAATTTTCTTGTATCCTCATTTGCAAATTCGGACGCATCGGGAAATTTAATTTGACTTAATTTTCTATCTAAATCTAATGCGTTCATACCCATTTTTGCAAATTCTTCAGCTCCAATTCCTAAAGTTTTCGCAACTTCTCTAATTTGTCTTTGAGCCCCAGGCATTACTTTAAATCTTTTTTGTTTTTCATCAAATTCAACAAATTGTTTTGATAATTCAATAAGATTTGATTGGAGAGCTTCTGGGTCATTTTCAGCCATATTCATCAAAGAAATTGGGTCTAATAACCCTGTAATTTGTACCCCCATTCTTTGTAATCCGGCAGCCATTTCAACCGCTTGTTGTGGGTCAAATAGTTTCTCCGCAATTGCTAAGGTATCTTTAATATTTGCCTTAACCATAATGGCTTCGGTTGCCATTTTAGACATTCCCTGAACTCCATTATCAAAATTATACATATTAAGTTTAGCAGTATTAGATGAAATTTCTTTCATCACTTCGCCAGCAACAACTCCAGTTCCTAATGAAGTATCTAAAACTTTTTTAATGTTCTCAACAACCCCTTGAGACGTAAATCCTAAATTTTTAAAAGTTTCATAATTTTTAACTCCAGCCTCCGCAGCGGATTGACCCATCGCTCGGGTTAATTCCCCCGTAACTAATAATTCTTTAGATTGTTCCGCCCTTAATAAAGTACTAGTTTTTTCAAATCCTGTTATTTTTTCAGATAAATTTGCAACATCAGTAAGAGTGAATCCAAATTTTTCAGATTGTATTTTCGCATCAATTATGTTCTGTTTAGCTCTTTCTCCATAGACATCCAAACCACCCATAATTTTATTGTAATTACTAGCAATACCTTCCAGTTGGCTAGCAATATTAGTAAAACTAGTGAGCATACTCCCATTAACAATATTATATGTAGTATATAAATTTTCTAATGCCGTTGTGGCATCACTTAATGGGTCTTTTAAGTTAAATTGTTTTTCTTGTTGTTCCCTTTTTTCTTCTTTTTGAAATAACATATTGAGTCTTTAACATAAATATTTAATCCACTATTTTATTTGGTAGTAGTTTCTTCAATTAATTTGTCCAATAAAAATTTACGAGTGCTGATTGGCATCAAAAGAAAATCAGAATAGGAAACATTTAAATATTTAGCTAAATAATAAAACTCAAGTTCTCTTCCTTGTCTATACTCAGAAGAAAGGACGAAAAAACTCCACCCCAAAGAGAATATCGGCTACGACCTCTTTTCCTGACGGGGCTATAATTGTCTGGGTTAATTCCAATCTTGGCTCATTTTCAAACATAAATTGTCTAATATGTTTTGAATCCATAATTGGCATAGTTTCAATATGCTTAGACATTTGTTCTCTATCTCTAATACCATCAATTTCAACTATCATTTTAGATAATCTAATGGTTTGTCTTGGCGCAACCCTACCTGCGGGAAATGATTCAACAATTCTATCAATTTCATTATTGTCACCCAATGTTAAAGGTTTTAATTTAACAATAGAGCCACTTTTAGGTAATTTTGTTTCAAATAAACCTTCTTCATTTGGTTCGTGTAAAGTGTCTTTGTTATAAAGTTCAGTTAAAAATATTGATGTTGAAAACTCTTTTCCTGTTTCAGGGTCAGTAGCCTTAACATTATACTCAGGACCAAATGATGTATTTCTTAAAAATATCATAATTGCCTCAACATCACCATTTAATAAATCTTCAGGTCGTATATCTGGTTCATATATTTTACTTCTTAATAAAGAAATCATTAAATTTTCTCTGTTATTTTGAGCTAATAAAATATTTTCATCGGAAGCGGTTAAATAACCAACTTTGACACTCTTCTTTTTATTTGCATAGAATTTACCCTTTGACGGTAGTGGTACAACGTCATGAGGTAAGTTAAAGTTCATTTGCCCATATTGACTAACTTGGTCCATAGTATTTTTTATTATAAAATAAATTATTTAGAAGATAAATCAATCTTATTTTCTTTTTTGTTGTGTCTATTTTCAAATTCTTCTTGGGTTTCAAACACTTTACCACAAGTTGGACACACAAAATCTGTATTACCTGAAAAAAAAAGTTCCATACACATAAGTATATGAAACCAATTTTTATAAATAAATAATAAATTTTAGTATACTAAGATACAACGGTCAGGTCTTAAAGTCGCTGAGATAGTTGCAATAGCATCTTGAGAATAACTCAAACTATCAAAATTAACATTTGTTAAGAATGTTCCTTGTAGAATCCATTTCTCAACAACAACACCTGTTGGGTCTAACAATTCCAAATCAATGTCTTTCTTATAACCCGCAGCGTATCCCATACGTCCTGTTACAGACTCTGCGTGTAAACGAACCCATTCCATCAATGCTTGAGCCGCTGAAGGTCCAATTGGGTCACGGAACTTAACATTAATTTCATTCCAAGTGAATCTACCAGCTACATAAGTTGACGTATTCAAAAATTGAATTTCAGTCGAGTTTATTTTAATATTAGGTCTGGACGTAGATTCAACGAACCATTCATTAATTCCTAATGATGAAGGAAATCTTAATATAAATCGGTTCTGTCTTTTGGGTTCGTACGGAACCGGCATTTTCATCAGTAAATCTGCCATTTTTTTTAATTTTTAATTTTGTTTTATTGCTTATAAATAGTCGTGTTTATATTTTTTTCTATTTACTTTCATTATTTTTAATCTAAACTTCTACTAGTCCAGTTCTAGTACTAATTAATTAATTCTTTTTTTATCTCCTGATTGAGTAGAATAAACTTTAACTCCTGGTTCATCACCAAATTCTTTATTAAACATTTCTACGTTCTTAGGGTCATCATCAGAAACACCTAGTTGAAATTCAGGTATAAAGGAATTAGATATATCATTTTTAATTAATGCTTTTGTACTTAATTCTATTGCTAAATCTCTGCAATATTCTAAAAAATTCCTAAATGCAATTTTCTTTAATTCCTCAGGATTGGCAGCGGAACCTTCTCCGTAAGTTACGGGGTGGAATTTACACAATCCTAAATACTCCCAAATTAATTCAATATCCTCTCTATCTTGTAAATCAAAAAGTTGTCTATATCTTTTTAAATTACTAATACATTGGTTCATATTGATACCGTCTCTACCTGAAAGGATTAGTTCATAACAAGCTTCTTTAAGTGTGTCAGGGTTATGTCCTCTAGCAGTAATTATTGAAAATATTGAACCTCCATTTATACATTCCACAAAATCATTCCAAGCCGGACCTGTTGGAGCCATTAATGAATCTATTAAAAATTTTTCATCACCTTCAGTTCCAAAATCACGAAACATATTTTTAGCAAAATCAACAATAGTATGTCCTTTATATGAGAAAGGTTCTTTACCTACCCTACTTCTATAACGTGCAAAATCCTTTGTAGACATTCCAATTTCTTCACCATCTTCATCTAAAACATAGATTACCGTTGGCATATACATTAGATTATCATCCCAGTCGAATGCGTAGTATTTTAAAGAAGGAACCCCTTCCTCCGATACTGTTTCTAGTAGTCGGAGGATAAGGGTGTCCAATTGTGTTTCACTTAAATTCATATTAGATATTGTCAAATGATGCTCCTGTTGGAGTTATTAAGAATTCAATATCAATGAACTCTAAAGATTTAGTTGGTTTAACATAGATTTTACCTACTAATTGGTTTCTGTCTAAATCTTCAGCTGAAGATGAAACAGTCACACGGAAATCATATAAACCTCTGTCTCTTCTGATTGAGTCCAAGATAGGGTTAACTGCGTCTAAGAAATCTTGTCTTACTTTAGCGTCGTTTTGTTCAAACAACAATCTAACTGCTACCGCTGAAATCAACTTACGAGCTTGTAATAACAATCTTCTAACGTTCAATCTGTCAAGAGCCGATTCTCTAACTTGTAAGGTCTTGTTACCCCAAATTACAGTTCCTACGTCTGAGAAAGTTGCGATTGGGTTAATTCTTCCTTTGTATAGAGTATCTCTATCTTCTTGTGTTAACTTCTTACGTGCTTTAACTGCGTTTACAATACCACGTGTGTAACCCGCTGATGCGAACCAAGGGAACGCGATGTTATCAGTCAACGCTAAGTTTCTACAAACTTCCGCAGTTGGTGGGATATAAATTTGTGTGTTGTTAACAGTATCACGAGTTAACACCCAAGGATAGTAAGTCGCAGTGTAGTTAGAGTCAATACCTGTTTGTTCTAATGAATCAACTACGTCTTGTGGGTAGATTAAATCTTCAGCAGTGAATGTCTGAACAAATAAGTTAATATCAGGAGTAGTACACAAGTAAATTGAGTCTGCTCTGTCAAATTCAACCATTTCAATTGCTGATTCAACCAAGTTAGAGTTATTTAACCAGTCAATACCAGGTGTTGCAAATACGTTAATGTTATTAGCTTCAGGATTTGCAAATGTTCTGATACCTAACAAGTATGCGTAGTAGTCAGTATTTGCCCAATCTTGAGTATTATCACCTACTGTGATTAACTTAAACATTCCCGCACCTGATGCGTTTGGATATCTTGCAGATGCGCAAGCTCCGTATAAGAAACCTCTTTGTCCGACTTGGAATAAGTCACCATTAGTTCTTGTTTCACGATAAATGTCCCATCCGTCAAATCCTCCTTGTACTAACAATGAGAACTTACGAGAGAATAATCTGTAGTATGGACTAGCAGGATTTGTTGGTTCAGAATTGAACGATGCCGCTCCAACTTCAAACGCTGACTCACCTGATGTAGTATACCCCGAAGGAATTTGAACAACAGTTGCACCACTATCCATATGGAAACCTTTAGAAAGGAATGACCATTCATCACCTGTTGTGTCTTCACAAGGGTCGAGTGGTCCTTGTTTTCCTTTGTATTGGAAGTAGTCCCCATCATAACCGATTGTGTCTGAAATACCTAAATAAGTTCTTCTAACATTATCACCTGAACTTGTTCTTGGGAAATCTGTTCCGTCCGCAAGTCCAAATGGTGGGTTGAAAGTTACTTCACCTGGGAAATCGTATTTTGTCTTATAAATTGGGAATCCTGTTTTAGCACCTGCGTATTGTCTTGATTTGTAACCTTCAAATCCACAAGGTAATGCGTCAACCGGAGCATCCACATTATAATCAACCATAATGTATTTAGAGTTTAATACAAATTCTCCATCAGACGAACCAATCTTTTTTGCGATATAGTTATTTAATGATGGGTCCATTGAACAGTTTGTAAATTTCTCTAAAACTACAGGTGATTCATCACTATCGTAATAATTTCTAACTACAACATCAAATGTACCATTTGAGAATGAAATATTCAAAATCGACAATTTAACTTGGAAGTTCGCAGAATTACCGTCCGCAATTGATACAAATCTAAATAATCGATAAACATTATTACCACGTAATTCAGAAACAACCCAAGGTGATGTTGGGCTTTGATATCTTTCCAAATACCAAGCTATTGATGTACCTGCGTTATAATCTTGTCTGTATCCAGGTAATGAGATTAATTCTGAACTTAATCCACGAATATAACCTTTATTCCAAGCCCAAGATAATAATGTTCCGTAACTTTCTTCTATAAACAAAGGAACTGTAGTACGAGGTTTAGTAAAGTTACCATATCCCAAAACTTTAGTAATTGATGTAGCATCAGTTTCAGATAAACTAACTTTGAAATTAAAGTTTGTATTATCAATTGTAGTACCTGTGATTGCAAATGGAGCAAATGGATTTTGTTCTACAGCAGAATAACTACCACTAAAATCTAATCCTACTGAAGTTAAACCTGTAACTTGATAAGCCGGTCCATTAGAATTTGCAGTGTAAAAAGTATTTCCTCTTGAACGCATTGTTGCAACAACTAATTCGTGATATTCAGAATAAGTTAAACCTGACATATTGAATGCGTAACCGTGAATAGTTCCTGAATAACACACATTTGGTGTTGTTGGAGTTGAAGTCACTGTTGGTGTCGGTGTTGGTGTTACGTCACAAGGATTGTAAGTTGAAGTTACTGTAACCGTTGGACTTGGAGTTGTAGTTGTTGTAACTGGAAGTAATTCCAAGTTTTCAATTACAACTACAAAAGAATACCCTGAGTAATTTTCCGCAGTTGTTGGGTCAAATAATCCATAGTACCAAGCGTCATTATATGGTGAAGTGAAACTACATTCGTAAGACGAACTACCACTTGTACCCATAACATTTGTTACATTAGTAAATCCTGCACCTGTGTACGTGTTATAAACATCACCAGGAATGATACCCCAAATAGCAATAGAATCACCACTCATTGTAGTATCAGTAAGAATTGATTGAACAAACGCTTTAAGGTCGGACTCTAAATTAGAAGTACCACCATTAAACTGTGTATAATTATCATTTAATTTCGCCTCAATTTCATCAGGGAACATTCCTTGAAATGACAATTGTGAGATGAAGTTACTACATCCTGTAAATGCTACAGATATTTCACTTGTTCCTGTAATAATACAGTTAGTTTCACATATTGCTGGGTCAACTGCAAAGTTAGGTGTAGTTGAACAACTATAAGTGTAACCAACAGTTGATGAATCAACGTTAGCGACTGTTTTAATAGACCAAGAAGGTCCCGCATCATAACCAGATAATCCTAATACTCTCGTTACGAATAATTGATTTGATTGTTGTAAATACGCCTTGGCGATATACGACATTTCATATTTCGGAATTTGTGTGTTCACAAATTTTTCAGGAGTTGTCCCTCCGAAATAAGTTTGGAATTCATCATAGTTAGTGATGAATATAGGTTCAAAAGCCGGACCTTTGGTAGCTTCTCCAACTAAACCCAAAGTTGTAACACCCACGCTAGATGTTACAAAGCTCAAGTCCCTTTCTGATGTATAAACACCAGGCGAAACGAATACTTTGTTTGCTGTTGCCATTACTTTTTTCTTTCTTTATTTTTATTTCTCTATAAATATTTGTATTTTTTCCAAAAAACTTTACTTTGTAAAACATATTTATAAATTGGTAGACTTTATTCTGCCTTTTTTCTACCTATGTCTAAAACTATCAAGAACATCAAAATATCCGAAGAAAGTCATACTTTACTCAAAAAGTATTGCAATAAAAAGGGGTATAAAGTATACCGATTTTTGGAGGAATTGATTATGAAAGAATGTAAAGAGGTACGAGACGTTTATGGTGAGAATTAAACAAGTATGTTTTCAAAACTTAACTTACCCTCTAACGTGTCATCTTTTTTTGTGATTTCAAACCTAACAGAGTCTCCTGAATTTATTTGTATATAATTACTATTTGACCCATAATATAAATTATTAATCCAAATTTCATAGTTTGAAATATTATAACTTGAGATTAATTTTAAATTAACCTTTTCACTAAATCTATCCGAAAGTATTGTGGTTCCTGGTTTGAATAAAATATTTTCGTAAAACTTATCTGTATTAAACGGAGGTTTTCTTGGTTGTCTTCTTGGTTTCCCACCTGTTGCTTCTAATAACTGTAAATTTCTTGTAATTCCGGGTTTTATAACGAACTCATCTTCATCAATTAAAAATCCGACCAAAGTAAATTCGTATGAAATAATGTAATATTTTCTTTTTTCAATTTCCATTACAGACTCATCCGAAACATTATCCCATTTGATTGGAATATAATGACCTTTAACTCTCGTATATGCTTGTCTTGACGCAAATCTTTCTAATACAACTTTATTTAATTGGTTAATCTCTCTAACACGATTACAAATGAACTTTAAAGTATATTTTATATCAATAGGAATTGGTTGTGGTATCTGATAAACATCAACGGATGTTCTTTGACCATCAAAACTCGGAACATATGCGTAAAAAAATTGTCTCCTTTCAGGGATAGTATACACTGTTGAAGGATAACTGCCATATTTCATGTCGTTAGACCTTATTATAGTTACAAAAGGAGGAGATGCGTTTTTATCTAAATCTTGGAATTTCCAAGTTTGTGTAAATTGAGCCCAATTCTGTGTGGTTACAATAATATCAACGACAGGGACTTGTTTACCCTCAACACTAAACCCTAACTTATCTTTAACAAAATCCAAAAATCCTCTATCTAAATCCGCATGTAATATTGATTTTGGTAAGAATGTCCCGTCCTGTTCAATTTCTTGAAGCATTTCTTTCCTTCTTGCTAACCCAACTTTATTTGGGATTAAATCTATATTTTTTTTAACTTGTTTTGGGAATGGCATATTATAATCCTCTAAATTCGTTATTAGTTACAGGGGCACACATTATTGTTCTGTAATATGGTTTATAACCTCCGTAGTTATGTTTGTTATCTGATGTAACCCTTCCGTCATTTGATACTGTGTAATATCTAATACGATTTTCTTTTTCGTAATATCCAATATAATCACCATATTCAATATCAACACCCATTTGTTCTAAATCTCTAATGTAGACACTTAATTGCATCGTTCCTGGCTCAAGTTGTTCAATTTTAGAATTACCCAAATATTTGTTTTCAGTTCCCATAATTTTAACATAAGCCTTAAACTCAATCGGAGGATGAAACTTAATTCCATCTTGAACGGTTTCCCCATATACATCATCGGTATTGGTTCTATATCTGTCAACTTTGTAAAGAACACACGTAAAATTCATATCTCCGTGAAGCCATTCCTTACCCATCTCCAATTCTAAATCAAAATCGGATTCTCCAAAAAATTTACCTAATCTCGTTATTGGAACTTTATTATTAGCCATAGTTATACACTTATTGATAAATATCTAATTTTGTATTATCTTTTATCAAAACTATTTACCATAGAAAATTCAATTAAAATAAAAGAGGTTGAAGCACTTGAAATTCTTCAGAATTATTCAGGTGCCAATAACTATATTCTTAAATTGAAACAACAACAATCGGTTAATAAGAAGTTTTACCCAACAAGAGCTCAATCTGAATATATTTTAAGTTTCCATAATAAAGAACCTAAAGTTGCCAAAAAATGGGTTGAGATTGACAATTATTTTGCCAAAAAATTAGTTGAGAGTAATCCATTCATTTCTGAACCTGAAAAAATTTATGTTGAGAAGTTATTGGCTGAAAAGGATAAGTCCTACCACATTTGGGGTAAAATTTTTAGTGGTGAAACTTCACACGATTTTTGGGTTCCTAAAGTTGCAATCATAAAAGAACAAAAGGTAAATGAGGTTAATGTTGATTACTCAAAATATTCAAATAGACCTCCGTTATCACACCAAAAAGAAGCGATAGAAAAATTATTGGCTTACGATAAGTTTATTTTAGCGGATGATATGGGATTAGGTAAAACTACTTCTACAATCATTGCGGCTTTAGAAAGTGGAGCTAAAAAAATATTAATTATTTGTCCAGCATCTTTGAAACTTAATTGGGAAAGAGAAATTAGAAACTATTCAGATAGACCAATCTATATTTGTGAAGGTAAGAAATATGAAGAAGCGGATTTTG